TCTATCAAGTCTGGATTTATGCCTGTACCTTATAATGTTGACTTTGAACTATTCATTATGAGTAAAAACTCAGATGATGCACTACAGATTGTTGAACAAATTCTTCCATACTTCCAACCAGAGTACACGATTACTTTGAAGGAGTCTGCCGAACTTGATATCATTAGGGACGTTCCTATTGTGTTAAATGATATCAGTTATGAGGATGACTATGAGGGAGATTTTGCAAATCGTAGGGCAATCATTTACACACTAAACTTTACTGCAAAGTATTATATGTACGGCCCAGTAACGTCACAAGGTGTTATTCGTTCTGTACAAGTCGATCAATACACAGACTTACAAGTTGCAGCACCTAAGAGAGAACAGAGATATTCTGCTACACCTAAACCGGCTGACGTTGCGCCGAGTGATTGGGATACAGATGACGGTGATTTCGGTTTCAATGAAACAACATCTTTCTTTACGGATGCAAAAAATTATAACCCAACTACTGGTCAAGACGAATAAATAATACAAAGAATTAGGAAAACGATATGGCAAGTACATTAAAAGTAGATACAATAGTTCACACTGGTGGCACAACAGCAATGACATTAGATAGTGCTGGTAGAATTTCTCAACCAACAAAACCAGCGTTCAACGCTTATGGCACTGGTGCTTGGACTATATTTAGCAACGGTGCTTGGACAAAAATTGTTTTGAACGCAACGCCAACTTTGAACGTAGGTGGTCATTACGATAGTACAAATTCTAAATTCGTTGCTCCAGTAGCAGGTGTTTATCACTTCTACTACAGATTATATGGGCGAGTTCAATCTGGTGGTGCTGACTCAACGTATTGGCAATCACGGTTTCAGAAAAACAACAGCGCAATTACTGGTCACTCTGGTATGATTATGGCTTACTACTACAATATTGGTGCAAGGGATGAAGCAGCAACTGACTCAATGACCATTCAATTGGCTGCAAATGATGAAATTACTCTTCATGCCCAATCGACCGGCGCACAAAACGGTGAGTTTTACGGCCCAAATTGTAACTTTGGCGGACATTTAATAGGATAGAAAAAAATGGCAATTAGAAAAATATTATCAAGAAGTATCGGAGTGGATGTCATCGCTGCCGAGGACTTAGCAAACAACTCAGTAACAACTGCTGAACTTACAAATGGTGCGGTAACACTGGCGAAGATTGCTACTTCTGCACAAGCAAATTTGGGTGGTGGATTTTTCCAAGGAGAAACTTCTGGTGGAAATTCTACTAGTGGTAAGGGACATATCTTCAGAGTACACGAACCAACATTAAACACAAATGTAACAATTGCATCAACAGACAATGCACTTGCAGCAGGCCCTCTGGCGGTTGCAGATGGTGTCACACTTACTGTTAGTGGCAACTTGTCAATCGTATAGGAGATATAAGAGATGGCATCAACATTAACAGTAGACAACATTGTAGGGGCAACAACTGCAAGTACAGTGCATGCTCCAGGCCACGTTATACAAGTAGTAAGTGTAACAAATAGCTCTCAACAAACCACTACTAACGCTAGTTCATTTGTAGCACACAGTGGTTTAGTAGCAGCAATAACACCAAAGTTTTCTAATAGTAAAATATTTGTAACTACTAGTTTTTCATATGGTACACCATCTGGAACTAATAATTTTAATGCAACAATATACAGAGGTTCAACAAATTTAGGTAACTCTACAAGTGGATTTGGTACTATGTTTAGTGGAAGTTCTTATGTCCACGGTCATACATCATTACAAATTTTAGATTCTCCTAGTACAACTTCTTCAACTACATATCAACTCTATTATAAAGGTGGATCTACAGCTAGAATAAATAATGATAGTAGTACTGGTTCAATTACACTTATGGAGATTGCACAATGAGTACTTTAGCAGTTAACACAATCACCGCAGAGACAGGTAGCACAGTTTCACTTGCATCTGGCAAGACTCTAAATGCATCTAATGGATTTACTCCACCAGCAGGACATGTTATTCAAGTATTAACTACTGGTACAATTGCATCTACCAGTAACACCGCAACCAGTTGGGCAAGTACTAATTATACTCTCAACATTACCCCAACCTCTGCAAACAGTAAGATATACGTTGCATTTAGTAACCATATGCGTATTAATGGTTCTGGTAGTCCAATTAGGGGTGGTATTAGATTACGCAGAGAAATTAATGGTGGTAGTGCAGCTTATATTTGGAATAGTGATGGTTCTGGTGAAACTATGCAAGTTAGAAATGCAGACAATGAACATGACACACCAGCATATGTTGGCGTTCTAGATTCACCAAGTACAACAGGAGTTTTAACATACACAATCCAAACTAAATTGTTAACTGGTGGTTACATACTAACTTATGATTCTGCTAAGGGTGGTAATATAGTTCTTATGGAAATTAGTGGATAACAAAATGAATAAACAGGAGAAAAAATAATGGCAACAGTATCAGACGCACTAAGTGCTCTTGGTGTCACACAATGGGTTCTTAGAGGCGAACCAACAAATGCAGACGAATTTGGAGCAATGTTCCGTAAGGTAACAGGTTCAACTGATGATGGAACTGCAATCGAATCAGACAACTCTTCTGACTGGCCTAAAGGTTTAACATGGGATGCGGTAAATGCCAAGATGCAAGACTTGACTGCTGCAGAACCAATGAAAGCACTTCGTGCAGAACGAGATAGATTGATTGCTGAAACTGATTGGTGGGCAAGTTCAGACTTGACTATGACAGATGCACAAACTGCTTACAGACAAGCTCTAAGAGATATTACAGATAGTGCAACTTCACTAGACGATGTGACTTGGCCAACAGCACCATAGGTATGAAATGTCAAACCAAACTGAAATTTTAGATAATGTTCTTGGAATAACAGATGTTGTGGAAACAACTACAAGAGAAGTTACTCCACCTCGCCCAGTAATTGTTCCAGAAACAAATGAACAAGACACTGACAATGATTATAAATATCAGAGAGAGAATTTTTATCAGTTGGTAGAAAGAGGACAGGATGCAATTGATGGTATTCTAGACCTCGCAAGAGAAGGTGAACATCCCAGAGCATATGAGGTTGCTGGGAACTTGATTAAACAGGTTGCAGACGTAACAGAGAAACTTGGTGACTTGCAGGCGAAGATGAAGAAGTTGAAAGAAGTGCCTAACCAAGGCCCTAAGAATGTAACGAATGCATTGTTTGTTGGTTCTACCGCTGAACTACAAAAGATGTTAAAAGGAAAAGAATAATATGCCCTTGACAAGAATTAAATCTAGTGTTATTGCAGACGGAGGTGGAGTCACAAGTGCTGACCTTGCAAGTAACATGGTACTTACAGGTACAGACTCTATTACTCTACCAAAAGGTACAACTGCACAAAGAGGTACAGCTGCTGATGGTAAGTTCAGATTCAATACCACTCTAAACCAATTTGAAGGATATTCAAATAGTGCTTGGGGTGCAGTCGGTGGTGGTGCTACTGGTGGTGGTTCAGACCAAGTGTTTATCGAAAACGACCAGACAGTGACAACCAACTATACAATTTCAACTAATAAGAATGCCGTAAGTGCTGGTACTCTCACTGTGAATAGTGGTGTGACAGTTACCGTACCTTCTGGCGCAAGATGGGTGGTAGTATAATGGCTGTAGTAATTAACGGAACAACAGGGATTGACAAAGTACAAGACGGTTCAATCGGAACGGCAGATATTGCTACAGATGCAATCACTCCCCCAAAGATTGCTGATACAGTAAATCTTGGACGTAGAAACCGTTTTATGAATGGAGACTTCCAAATAGCTCAAAGAGGAACTTCACACACATATTCAAACGGTCAATCTGGTTATCATACTATAGATAGACTGTTTAGTGCATGTTTTAGTGCTGGTGGAACATTAGCATTAAGTCAACAACATGCTGGACACGATGGTGTAGATGCACCTAAATTTTTAAGAGCTACTACTGCTGGTACTGCTGGTACTAGTGCTACAGTTTATTCAAGACAAGCAATAGAAGGCATAGAACAGTTTAGTAATAAACAAGTAACTGTATCATTTATGGTTAAGGCTAATACTGCTACAACCTTTCAATTAAGAAGAGAATATTATTATGGCAGTTCATCTACCGAATATAGTGGATTTGTAGATGTTCCTGTTACTACCTCATGGACAAAATTTACACACACTTACGATGCTGTAGATTTCAGTAGTAAAACAATCGGATCAGTTAATTACTGGTCTGTTTTATTTTATTGGTCAACTAATCAGGGTTCAAATAAAGTACGAGATGGTAATATTGATATTACAAATATTCAAATGGAAATAGGCACAGAAGCTACACCGTTTGAGAGATTATCATTTAGTGAACAACTTCATTTATGTCAAAGGTATTGTCAAGTTTGGAGTGAGTCTGGAGATGCATTAATTTTTGCTGGAAAGGGACAGGGCAGCACACAAATTGACTTTGGTTGGCCGCTTGCAGTTCCATTAAGAGTAAGTCCAACCATAAGTCACAGTGGAACAGGATGGAGAGCTTTTAGACCTGCTGGAGCAATGGTAACGTCTTCCAATGTAGCGACTGTAACTAGACATGGGACGACACATGGTTTTATTGCACTGCGAGTAGCTGGTTTTCCTTCTAGTTCATTTACCAATAACTATGCTGTAAATATTGGCCCCAGTGCGTTATCACAGTGTATTTTTCACGCAGATTATTAAGGATTATTTGATATGAATATTACAAATGCAAAATATATAAAAGATATGGTTAATGGTGAAGCAACAGATGATATCATTGCAATTTCATGTACCATTAATGGTGTAGCATCTAGTGTACCAAAAGATATAGAGAATACAGATTATATAGAAATTCTAAAACAAGTAGAAGCTAAAGAATTAACCATTGCAGATGCAGACTAAATAGTATAAAGAAAATAGGAAAAGATATAAATGAGTAACATTGTCCTACAACCAAATGCAAGTGGAACTGGTAGTATTACCATTGCCAGTCCTAATACAAATACGAACAGAACTCTGAATATTCCAGATGCTGCTGGTAACATTGTTACAACTGGTGACAGTGCTACAGTAAGTCCAACAATGTTAGCTGCTGGACATGGTGGCTTAAAATCTGTTCAAGTATTTACTTCAAGTGGAACATATACGAAACCATCTGGTATTACCAAACTAAAAGTTATTTGCACTGGCGGCGGAGGTAGTGGTGGTGAAGGTAAAGGTACATATAACTACAACGGTGGTGGAGCTGCTGGTGGTACTGCAATTGATATTATTGACGCATCTGGAATTTCTACTGTGACTGTGACAGTTGGCTCTGGAGGCGCAACTGTTACTGCTGGAAATGGTTCTGCTGGTAATGCTGGTTCATCTTCTTCCTTTGGTTCTTATTGTTCAGCAACTGGTGGTGAAGGTGGTAAACAAGAAGGTGGCACCCAACCAAGAGCACAGCCTGGCGTTGGTTCTGGTGGTGTAATTAATATTGCCGGCGGTCAAGGACAATCTCAAGGTGGAGGTACTACTGCTGATCAACCTCGTGGTGCAATAGGTGGTGCATCATTCTGGGGCGGCGGTGGTACTGGCTCAGCTGGTGGTCGTGATGATCAAGCAGGATTGCATGGTGAAGCTGGTAGAGCATATGGTTCTGGCGGTGGTGGTGGTGGCCATTCAGGCAGTAGTGGTGCTTTTGGTAACGGTGGTGCTGGAAAAATTGGCATAATTTATATTGAGGAGTATGCATAATGAAAGCGCTTATTCTAGATGGTAAAGTTGTAGATTTACACAAAAGTGGATTTGAAGTTCATTCGTCTATGTCTTGGGTAGATTGTGATAATAATGTTGCAATAGGTTGGACTTATGATGGTTCAAAATTCACAACTAATGAAGTTACTCTAACTGCCGAAGAAAAGTTACATGAAGTAAGAAAAGAAAGAAATCAAAAGCTTGTAGATACAGATTGGGTTGTCACTATGCACAAAGAGTTGGGAACAAACATTCCTTCTGCTATGAAAACATATAGACAAGCACTTAGAGATATTACAAAAAGCGCAACATCGTTAGATGATGTGACTTGGCCGGAGAAACCATAATGAGTACAATTCAAACAAACGCAATCGTTGATGCTTCTGGTGGTAATACAACAACAGTAAATGGACATAATATAACATCATCGAACATGATGGGTAGAAATCTTATCATCAATGGGTCGTTTGTAGTGGCCCAGAGAGGAACATCATCAACAACCAGTGGTATGAAAACAGTAGACAGAACTAATCTTATTCATAGTGGTACTGACGAGGCACCAACGCAAGCACAAGTAGATGTTGCAAGTGGTACTCAACCATATTCATTGGGTTTTAGAAAAGCATTCAGAGTTACAAACGGAAATCAAACAAGTGGTGCTGGTGCTGCTGATTATATTCAATATGAACAAGGGATTGAAGCACAAAACGTAGCAACTTCTGGTTGGGATTCAACTTCTACTAGTAGTAATATTACTATGTCTTTCTGGATAAAATCAAGTGTCGCTACAACATTCTTAGGTGCGCTTAGAGCAACTGATTCAACTAAAATTTATAATTGGGATACTGGTGCTTTATCAGCAAATACATGGACAAAAGTAATTAAAACCATTCCAGGCGCTTCTGGAGTAACTGTCAATAATGATAATGGACTTGGTTTACAGTGGTTATTATGGCCTTATCTAGGAACAAATTATACTGGTGGTGGTACACCAAACGCATGGAAAGCTCATGATTCAAATGATTGGGGTGCAAGTGCAGCTGCTACAAGTTGGTACACAGTAAATGATGCGACTTGTGAAATAACTGGTTTACAAATTGAAGTTGGCAGTGCAGCCACAAATTTCGAACACCGTTCATACGGAGAAGAGCTTTCGCTTTGTCAAAGATACTATCAATTAAATATTACTAATACTGGATATGCAATGACGACAACTGCTGTTAGACTAGGACTTGCTGGTAACTCAGCAATGAGAGCCTCACCATCTCTAAGTATAGTTTCGGCTACTGGAGTAGTTGAAGATTTTGGAACTGGAAATAGAAATCTCGTTAGTTTAGGTGGTCTATCTGCCGGTGCCGGCTCTGGTTTTTTTCTAGGAGGGGCGGTTGATGCGACTATTACATCGACTACGAGTTCCAAACCCCACATCTTATTTCCAGGCGCAATTGCTATGTCAGCGGAGGTATAGAAAATGAATATTACAAATGCAAAATACTCTAAAGATTTGGATGGAAAGAATTCTTGTGTAAAATGTACTATAGATGGTGTTGATTGGTTAGTGCCTTTAGACCCTGCTAACACACACTATGCAGAAATTCTGAGACAAGTAGAGGCAGGAGATTTAACTATCGCTGCCGCAGATTAAGTTATGATATGTCTGATAATTATGAACACTACCTTGGAAATCCACTACTAAAAAAATCTAATGTCCCTGTAAACTGGACAAAGGATAACATTTTAGAGTATCAGAAGTGTATGGAAGACCCCATATACTTCATCAAAAACTACATCAAAATTGTATCACTTGATGAGGGATTAGTTCCCTTTGAACTCTATGATTTCCAAGAAGATATTGTAAACACAATACACAACGACAGGTTCACTATCTGTAAGTTGCCTCGACAGTCTGGTAAATCTACCACACTTGTATCATATGTGTTACACTATATCCTATTCAATCCAAACATGAATGTTGCAATTCTCGCTAACAAAGCTGCGACTGCAAGAGATATTCTTGGACGTTTGCAACTTGCATATGAGAACCTACCCAAGTGGTTACAACAAGGAGTTGTGTCTTGGAACAAGGGTTCAGTGGACTTAGAGAACGGTTCTCGTGTTGTAGCATCATCTACATCATCATCTGCTGTTCGTGGTGGTTCTTACAATATGCTGTTCCTAGACGAGTTTGCATTCGTTCCACAGAATGTTGCAGAGGACTTCTTTAGTTCGGTATACCCAACAATATCATCTGGTAAGTCTACTAAAGTTGTTATCGTATCAACTCCAAATGGTATGAACATGTTCTACAAGTTGTGGATTGATGCAGAGAATAAACGCAACTCATATAATATCGTAGATGTTCATTGGAGTCAAGTGCCTGGCAGAGATGACAAGTGGCGTGAAGAGACTATTGCGAACACATCCTTAGAACAATTTCAACGAGAGTTTGAGTGTGAGTTCTTAGGTTCTGCTAACACACTAATACACCCTGCTAAGATTAAAACGATGGCTTTCCACAACCCTATACAATCAAATGCTGGGTTGGACATGCATGAACGTCCAGAACCAAATAACACATACGTTATTATTGCAGATGTTGCTAGGGGTACGAGTAATGATTACTCTGCTTTTATTGTATTTGACGTAACAACAGTACCCTATAAGATTGTTGCAAAGTACCGTAATAACGAGATTAAACCACTACTATACCCTAACATCATTTACGATGTTGCTAACGCTTATAATCAAGCTTACGTCTTAGTTGAGGTAAATGATATAGGTGAACAGGTTGCAACTGCTCTACAGTTTGACTTGGAGTATGAGAACCTTATAATGGCAAGCATGCGAGGTCGAGCGGGACAAGTCGTTGGGGGTGGCTTCAGTGGTGGTAAAGCGCAGTTGGGGGTAAGAACAACAAAGGCCGTCAAAAAGATGGGTTGTTCTAATATTAAACAAATTATTGAATCAGACAAACTTATTGTCAATGATTATGAACTAATCAACGAGTGGTCTACCTTTATATTGAAAGGACAGTCCTACGAAGCAGAAGATGGACATTCAGATGACTTAGCAATGTGTTGTGTTATATTCGGATGGTTGGTACAACAAACATATTTCAAAGAGTTGACAGACGATGATATTCGTGCTAGAATGTATTCAGAACAACAGAATCAACTAGAACAGGACATGGCTCCATTTGGATTTATGGACGATGGATTACAGTCTCCATATGGAGAAACCATTATAGATGAGTATGGTACACGCTGGAGTCCAGTGGTGCGTAGTTATGACTCAGATTGGTAGAGATATCAAAAACCCTACATAATATCAATAATATCGTTTTCTAGTTTAAGGAAACAGTTTGCACAGACTACCTTGGACATGTTGATTAGACCTCTAACCTCAGTCCTAGACTCTTCGTTCAAGCCTTTTCTTTTGGTTAGTCTACGAATATCCTTCTCGTGAGGATAAAACTGGAGACAGGCGGTTTCAGATTCACCACAGTAATGACAGGACTTTTCCCCAAGATATTCATTAACCCATATCTTGCGAGCCCTATAATTGCGTTGTGATACCCTTTTAATGGTATCTTTGTATTTCTGATAGTGTTCCGACATAGTATTATTTATGTGCCGCAGAACCTATAAAAGACAAAAGTGTAGACTTGGTTTTTTATAAATATATTCGTAAGTTTGAAAATAACTAAATTATTGAATAATCCACAAAGGAGAAAAAAGAGATGGCATTTCAAGTATCACCTGGCGTACTCGTAAAAGAGGTTGATCTGACTAATGTTGTTCCAGCTCTCGCAACATCAATTGGTGGCGTTGCCATCGTGGCCGAAAATGGCCCGATGGATGAAATCATACCAGTTGGAAGTGAGAAGGAACTTGTTCAGTTCTTCGGTAAACCAAATTCAAGTAACTTTGAAACATGGTTCACTGCCGCTAACTTTCTAGACTACGGTAATGCACTTCGTGTTGTTCGTGTGAACAACGGAGCACGTAACGCTGTAGCAAACGGTGGTGCCACAATCGGAACTTTCAGCGGAAATGGATCAACTACAGCATTTACAATGTCGAATGCGGTATCTGATGCAGACCTATTAGAAGTAACAATTGCAGGCGTCAAAACAACTAACTTTACAGTCAATGGTTCGACTACAATTACATTTGGTTCAGCACCCGCTTCTGGTTCAAATAACGTAGTAGTTAAACTAGGACTTAAAATAACAAACGACCAATTCTATGACGATAACTATGCAGATGGTTCTGGTTCAGTAGGTTCTTGGGCTTCCAAGTATCCAGGCGCATGGGGTAACGCACTTGGTGTATCTGTTTGTGCTTCTGCTGAAGCATACGAACAAACTATGCCTGCTGACAACAAGATTAATGGTGCAAAAGCTGCTGGTGTTACAATAGTTACTGTTGATGACGGTTCAGAGTTTTCTGTAGGCGATATCCTGTTCTTCCAAGAAGAATCAGGCGCTCAGTATGAAGTTACTTCGATTAGTAGTCACAACCTTACTATTCGTCAACTAGACAATCCAAATGGTGGCGGTTTACTTTCTGCAATTGCAGATGATACAGTTATCCGTAGACGTTGGAGATTCTATGACTTGTTCGATTCTGCGCCAGGCACATCTGCTTGGGCTGTTTCACAAGGACTATCTACTGCTGAAGACGAACTTCACGTTGTAGTATATGACACAACTGGTGCAATCACTGGTTACGACATTGATGTTGCTGGAAACAGAGGTAACGCTGTTATCGAAACACACGCATTCTTGTCAAAGCATCCAAATGCTAAAACACCACAAGGTGGAACTAACTTCTATCCAAATAAAGTAAATGTAAGTTCTACTCACATTTGGTGGATGGATCACCCTGCTACTGGCGCAACAGATTGGGGTACTGCCCTTACATCTGCTGGTACTGATAAAGTGTTTGATGCTCAACATCTTCCACACGTTGACACATTGTCAATCGGACAAGATGATTTTGCTGCATCTGTAGGTGAACTAACAGCTGCTTATGACCAGTTTGCTGATACTGAAACAGTTGATGTTAACCTCATAATGGCAGGATCAACTCCTGCTGGTACAGACGGAACTGCACACGCTGTTGCAATTATCGACCTTGCAGAGTCAAGAAAAGATATGGTTGCATTCATCTCCCCTCGTAGGGCAGATGTTGTTGGTGTAACTTCTGGTGCTACACAAACTGCAAACGTCAAAGGTTTCTTTGATGGACTTGCTAGTTCCTCATATGCAGTATTCGATTCTGGATACAAGTATATGTACGACAAGTACTCAGACGTATATCGCTTCGTTCCTTTGAACGGTGATATGGCTGGACTTGCTGCGAACACAGATAATGTTGCTGACCCTTGGTTCTCACCAGCTGGTTACAACAGAGGACAGGTTCGTGGTGCAGTTAAACTTGCATACAACCCAACTAAACCACAAAGAGATATTCTTTATCCTGCTCGTGTCAATCCAATTGTCACATTCCCAGGCCAAGGTACAGTTCTCTTTGGTGACAAAACTGCGTTGTCTAGACCAAGTGCATTCGATAGGATTAACGTCCGTAGATTGTTCCTTGTTCTTGAGAAGTCAATCGCTACTGCTGCAAAGTATCAGTTGTTTGAATTCAACGATGCATTCACACAGGCTCAGTTCAGAAATATGGTTGAACCATTCTTGCGTGATGTACAGGGACGTAGAGGTATTACAGACTTCTCAGTAGTCTGTGATGAAAGAAATAACACAGGTGAAGTTATTGATAGAAACGAGTTTGTTGCAGATATCTACATCAAACCTGCTCGCTCAATTAACTTTATCACACTAAGCTTTATTGCCGTAAGAACTGGCGTATCGTTTAGTGAGGTAGGCGGTTAAGGAGAAAAACAATGACAACAGCAAATATTAATGACTTCAAAGCGAACATCGCCGGTGGCGGTGCTCGTGCTAACCAGTTCAGAGTATTTTTGAATACTCCGTCAATTGCAACAGGTTTGCAGCCTGCGGGCGACTCTTTCTTGATTAAGGCATCAAGTTTGCCAGGACAAACAATTACAGAAGTTCCTATTCCTTTTAGGGGTAGAACTTTGTATCTTGCTGGTGACAGAGAGTTCGAAACGTGGACTACAACTGTTATTAACGAAACTGATTTTAGAATCCGTAATGGTATTGAAAAATGGATGAGTGGCATCAATGACTTGGAAACAAGTACTGGTGTAACAGATCCAGCACTTTACTATTCGCAGTTAAGAGTTGAACAACTAGACAGAGATAATAATCTCCTCAAATCTTATGAGATGAAGAACTGTTGGCCAACTGCAATTTCAGCAATTGAACTGTCTTATGACACAGTAAGTGAAGTTGAGACCTTTGATGTAACGTGGAGATATACAGACTTCACTGCATCCTCTGTATAATTCGTCTTTTTGAACCTACTAAATAGTTAGGTAAAATTAGGAGAATTATAGTATGGCGGAACTCTTTGGTTTCAAAATTACAAGAGCAAATCAGGACGGAGGCGGTGATGGATTCACCGCCCCCGCTTCTGACGATGGCACCCTTGATGTAATTTCGGGCGGTGGACATTATGCGTCTGTCCTAGATTTGGATGGTCGTGATAAAAGTGAACTTGAATTAATTAAAAGATATCGTGACATTGCACAACAACCAGAGTGTGATAGTGCGATTGAAGATATTGTAAACGAAGCAATCGTTTCAGATGAGAGGGATATGTCAGTATCCATCTCTCTTGATCGTCTTAAAGTCTCCCCTAAAATTAAAACAAAAATTCGTGAGGAATTCCATGAAATCCTACACCTATTAGATTTTAATGCAAAGGGACATGACATCTTTAGACGTTGGTATGTTGATGGTAGAGTATACTATCACAAAGTAATCGACACTAAGAACCCTCGCAAGGGCATCAAAGAAGTTCGATATATCGACCCTCGTAAGATTAAAAAAGTCAGAGAGACTAAAAAAGATAAAGATCAAAAGACAGGTATAGATATCGTTACAGATATTAAAAACTATTATCTGTTTAATCAATCAGGTTGGGATACACAACAAGGTTCAACACAAGGCGTAAAGATTACTGAAGACTCTATCAGTTATTGCCCTTCTGGACTTGTTGATATGCATAAAGGAACAGTCCTTTCCCACCTAAACAAAGCAATTAAACCTGTCAATCAGTTGCGTATGATTGAGGACTCTTTAGTTATCTATCGTATCTCTCGTGCGCCTGAAAGACGTATATTTTATATTGACGTTGGTAACTTACCAAAGATGAAAGCAGAATCATATCTAAAAGATGTGATGAATCGTTATCGAAACAAAATGGTTTACGATGCACGAACTGGTGAAATTAGAGATGATAGAAATCATATGTCAATGTTGGAAGACTTCTGGTTGCCTCGTAGAGAAGGTGGTAGAGGTACAGAGATTACAACTTTGCCGGGCGGTTCAAACCTTGGTGAGATTGATGATATCACATACTTCCAGAAAAAATTATATCGCTCATTGAACGTACCAGTATCCAGACTTGCAGAAGAGTCAGGATTTCAGATTGGACGTTCTGATAACATTACTCGTGACGAACTTAAATTTACTAAGTTTGTACAAAGACTTCGTAAGAAGTTTACAATGCTTTTTGCAGATATGCTCAAGACACAACTTCTACTCAAAGGTGTTATTGCACTAGAAGAGTGGGATACATTCAAAGAACATATTCAGTTCGACTTCCTACAAGACGGACACTTTGCAGAGTTAAAGAATGCAGAAATACTTAGAGAAAGATTGGATATGCTTGGACAAATCGAATCTTATGTAGGAACATACTTCTCACAAGAGTACGTTAAGAAACAAATTCTTCGTATGACTGATGAGGAGATAAGTGACATTGACGCTCAAATCAAAGATGAAGGTGAGGGCGGAGATGACGAAATGGGTGCAGACGATGGTATGTTTGCAAACAACGATCCAGAAACAGGAGATAGATAATGGAAGACGTAAAAAACTTTGTGGACTCTATTGCATCAGGAAATAACCTTGCAGCAGAAACCCACTTTAACAATGCTCTCGCTGCAAAAGTTGGAGATTCATTGGAAACAAAACGTGTAGATGTTGCGAAAACATTTGTAACACATCACATACCAGAGGTAGAAGAAGATAGTGAGTAAAACTCTTTCACAGTTCAAACAGAACTTACCAGAGAAAGATGAGCACAAATCATCTAAGGAGTATAAGAAGTTATCTCCGCAGATGAGGAAGGCTATTGATGCTATTTTTAAGGAAATGGACTCTAAACCCTCAGATTTCCTAAATACTTTTGATAAAACTATAAATAGTGTTTCTAAGAAGTTCAAAGTACCTACTAAGTCACTTATGAATTACTTTGAAAAAGAAATGCTCGCAATTTAGGAAGAGATAACATGAAGATAATCGGAGCAGAAGAAGCGCTCGCCACTGGTGCAACCAAGGGCAAGTCACATACTGCACACTATGTGTTTAATAACGGTTCAAAACAGGCAGTTACAATTAGAAACGCTGCTGATGATGGTGATACTGGTTCAATCAGAATTAATGCAAATGCTGGTGTTGTTATCAGTACTGACATTGGTGTAGGATTTCGTGGTGCAACATCACTGTTTATCACACCAATAGTATCAGTGGGGTTCTAATATGAAACTAATAGCAGAACAGATACAAGACGTAGAATACATCCTTGAAGAAAAAGAGGATGGTAAAAAGGATATGAAGATTCGTGGAATCTTTATGCAGGCAGACATGAAAAACCGTAATGGTCGTGTCTACCCAATGGCGGTTCTTAATAAAGAAGTGAAACGCTATAACAAAGAATTTGTTGCTGAAGGTCGTGCATTCGGGGAGCTGGGACATCCAGAAGGCCCTACTGTCAATCTTGACAGAGTATCGCACATGATCACAAAACTGGAAGCGGATGGAAAGAACTTTGTCGGTGAAGCAAAATTGCTCTCAACTCCGATGGGGGAAATTGCGAAAGCACTAATTAAAGACGGTGGTAAACTTGGTGTCTCTTCAAGAGGCATGGGTTCTATCGAAAGTAAATCAGGTGCGAATTATGTGAAAGATGATTTTTATCGTGCCACTGGGGCAGATATTGTTGCAGACCCTTCTGCACCCCAAGCCTTTGTTGAAGGTATTATGGAAGGTAAAGAGTGGGTATGGAACAATGGTATACTGAAAGAAGTTGACGTTGCCGAAATCAAGAATGATATAAATGAAGGGGTAAGACGTAGGGACTCTAAAGTTTCCGCACTTGCCTTTGCAAAATTTATGTCTAAACTTTAATTATTATAAATATGATTATGATAAGACAAAACCAATCAAGGAGATCCCAATGTCAGAACTAGACAAGACAATTGAGGAGCTGGAAGCGGAAGTTAGTGCTGAGCTTGAAGAAGCAAAGAAACCTACTGACGGAGCTGGAAAAAGCGACTCAATGGAAAAAGCCGATGGGGAAGTAGAAGATTTGGGTAAAGCTGTCGTTGATCCAGAATCAAAGGACAGTGCTGGTAAAAAGGCGTCTGCAAAAGTTAAGAAAGCTGCAGAACCAAAAGCTAGTGCAACCAAAGAAGACACAGAACTCGATCATGAAGGCGAGGAGCTTGAAGAAGGAAAAATGACAAAAGCAGAAATGTTGAAAGCAATGTATTCCGAAATGGAAAAAATGAAAGCAACAGATTTGAAAGCGTCATACGACAAGCTTATGAAAAATGAAGAAGAAGAAGAAGATGAAGATGATAAAGAAGAAGTAGATGAATCTACTTTGGAAGACCGTCTTGCATCTGTAGATGTTTCTGAAGATGTTACTGCCCTTACACAAGGTGAAGAACTTTCTGAGGAATTCAAAGAAAAAGCATCCACAATCTTTGAAGCTGCTGTTAAATCAAAACTTCGTTCAGAAGTTGCGAGAATTGAAGAAGCTAAAATGCAAGAAGTTGCAGAAGAAGTTGCTTCAGTACGCAGTGAGTTGACTGAAAAAGTTGACGCATACATGAACTACGTTGTAGAAGAGTGGATGAAAGAAAACGAAATCGCTATTGAGCGTGGACTCAAAGGTGAGATCGCAGAAGACTTTATTTCTGGACTAAAATCATTGTTCGAAGAACATTATGTTGATATTCCAGATGAAAAGTATGACATTCTAGGTCAACAGTCTGTAAAGATTGATGAATTGGAAGCAAAATTGAATGAACAAATCGAAAAGTCTGCTTCACTGAAGAGTGAAAAAGATGTATTGGTTCGTGAGTCAGTTTTCGCAGAAGTCGCTTCTGACCTTGCAGATACAGAAATTGAAAAATTTAAGTCTCTTGCAGAAGATGTAGAGTTTACAACTGAAGAAGCTTTCAGTGAAAAACTTGAAACGCTGAAGGAAAGTTATTTTCCAAAGGCAACAACTGTCGCTGAATCAGTAGATGCTGTTGAAGAAAACGGTCAATCTTTTGATACAACTGGCGCTATGAGTGCTTATATGAGTGCAATTAGCAAAAATGTAAAGCGTGCAAAATAACGATGAAAGATTCGTTTTTTATAAATATTATTAGAAAACCCAATAAGGAGAAATAACAATGTTCCAGACAGAACATCTACAGGAAAAGTGGCAGCCAGTCCTAGAACACAATGATCTTCCAGAGATCAAGGATTCTTACAAAAAAGCTGTAACCACAGTTATCCTAGAAAACCAAGAAAAAGCACTTCGTGAGGATTCAAACTTCCTTTCAGAAGCTGCACCAGTTAACGCTACAGGCGCAAATGTTGACAACTGGGATCCAATTATGATCTCATTAGTTAGACGTTCTATGCCTAACCTTATCGCATATGATATTGCTGGCGTTCAACCAATGACAGGCCCAACAGGCTTGATCTTCGCAATGCGCTCACGCTTTGATTCACAGACAGGCGATGAAGCATTCTACAACGAAGCAGAATCTGCATTCTCAGGTGCTGCTGCAAACTCAAACATCCCAGGCAGCGCCGGTACTTCATCTAACGGTGAAACTAACCCTGCTGTTCTTAACGATGGTTCGCCAGGCGCATATACTGCTGATGGTGGTATGTCAACTACAACTGCTGAAGCACTAGGTGACGCATCTAACAATGCATTCGCTGAGATGTCTTTCTCAATCGAAAAGCAAACTGTTACTGCTAAATCACGTGCTCTTAAAGCAGAATACACAATGGAACTTGCACAAGACCTTAAAGCAATCCACGGTTTGGACGCTGAAACAGAACTTGCAAACATCCTATCTGCTGAAATATTGAACGAAATCAACCGTGAAGTTGTTCGTACAGTATATGTAACTGCTAAGCCAGGCGCTCAAGTAGATACTGCTACAGGTGGTATATTTGACATGGACGTTGACTCAAACGGACGTTGGAGTGTTGAAAAGTTCAAAGGACTTATGTTCCAAGTAGAACGTGAAGCAAACGTAATTGCACAACAAACTCGTAGAGGAAAAGGTAACATGATTATCTGTTCATCTGATGTTGCATCTGCACTTCAAATGGCTGGACAATTGGATTACACTCCTGCTCTGAACAACAACTTGAATGTTGACGATGCAGGCTCTACTTTTGCTGGTGTACTTAACGGACGTTACAAAGTCTACATCGACCCATATGCTGCAAACGGTGCTGCAAAACAGTACTTCACAGTGGGTTACAAAGGTACTTCACCATATGACGCAGGTCTTTTCTACTGCCCATACGTTCCATTACAAATGGTTCGTGCGGTTGGTGAAAACACTTTCCAACCAAAAATCGGTTTCAAGACACGCTACGGCATGACTGCTAACCCATTTGCTGGTGGTGCGACTGCTCGTGGTGGTGCTTTAACTGCTAACGACAACGTGTACTACAGAAGAGTACAAGTTACAAACATCATGTAACACAAAAAGAATTGGGATAACCAATCTTTAGGGGAGAACTTCGGTTCTCCCTTTTTTTTGACTTATAAATAGTTGTATGAAAAGGAAGTATGACAATGGCAGTTAAACAAAATCCTCTAGATAGACAACCAGATAATCTTGATTTGGCACGCCCAACTCAGTTCCGTTTTTCTATTCTGAAAATTCCAAACACTGAATACTTTATCACAGAGGCAAACTTGCCGGGCATTGCATTTTCTGGTGACGCAGTATTGAATAGTAGATTCACTGCACTTCCTATGATGGGAGATACCATCAACTATGAACCAATAGAACTATCATTCAATGTACAGGAAAATTTACACAATTGGCGTGAGATACATAATTGGATGGTAGGTATTGGATTTCCAGAAAGTACTAAACAATATGAAGATGCTATTCTAGATGCTGCAGCGACTCGTAGTGGTGCAGATAAAGTATCAGCACTTACAAGTGATGCAGTACTTACTATTATGACAAATAAGAATAATCCTAGTGTGCGAATTTTGTTCAAAAATGTATATCCTACATCTTTATCTGGACTTAATTTTGATACTAAAGACACAGATGCAACAGGTTTAGTTGCAACAACCACTATGAATTATGATTATTATTCACTGGAAGTTTTAAGAGATAAGGTATAAAGACTTATAAATATCACAGTGGACAGGGGGAAATGCGACTTAGACACTCTGAAGTTGGTTCTCTAATCAGAGAAAATATAGAACTGTAAGTTCTGCTGACCCTGTCCACACACTATAGGATGAAACATTATGACACTTGATGAATTGCAGGCATCTGCCGAAAAAGATTTGAAGATTGACTACATAGAACTTGGAGATGAATCTCTAAGGGCTGCATCTCTTCACCAAAAATATATCACCATATACAACAACTTTAGACAACTCGTTCTGTTGAAAGAGGGAGAGTATAAAGTACTCTATCGCAAGAAGTGGGAATACTACGGCGGTAAAGCTGACGCAACCGTATATCGTGACAATCCATTCGACCATAAAATCCTAAAAGCAGACTTACCAATATACTTGGAGTCTGATGAAGACCTTATCAAAGCAAAACAAAAAGTAGAATATTTCAAGATATGTCAAGATACCTGTGAGCGCATTCTAAAACAAGTCGGCAATCGTAATTGGGAAATTAAGAATGCTATTGAGTGGCGCAAGTTCGTGGATGGTGTCGTGTAAGTGACAAAGGTAACAAAGAAGAACGAGGTTTACTTAGAAGTGAGTACTGAACCTTCTACTGCTCGTTCATTATCAGACCATTTTACATTTGAAGTGCCGGGCGCTAGATTTATGCCTGCATACCGAAATCGCATATGGGATGGAAAAATACGATTGTATTCTCCACAGACAGGAGAGTTGTATCTTGGGTTATTATCATATTTGAAAAAATGGTTGGATGAGTGGGAAGAACCATATGAAATAAGTGAGGAATTAGAAGATGAAAAACAAATTGACAGAGAAACACTGGATGGATTCATACGACAACTTAAGCTTACCTCCAGAGGCGAGAATATATCGCCTCGTGATTACCAAGTTGACGCCGTGGATTTTGCAATCAGAAAACATAGGGCACTTCTTCTTAGTCCTACTGCTTCTGGTAAGTCGTTAATTATATACATCCTTGTAAGATATTACAAACTAAAAATAAAAGAACAAACAAATGATAAGATCCTCATTCTTGTTCCCACAACATCTCTAGTTGAACAGATGTACTCAGATTTTGTTGACTACGGATGGTCTGAAAACAATATGCAAAGAGTGTACAGTGGACATGATAGAGAGATATCAAAGTCTGTGGTAATATCTACATGGCAATCTTTATACAAAATGCCCAAGTCATACTTTGATAGTTTTGGATTGGTTGTGGGAGATGAAGCGCATTTATTTAAGGCAAAGTCCTTGACTTCTATTCTAACCAAACTAGATCAATGTAAGTATAGGTTTGGATTGACAGGTACACTAGATGGGATGCAGACACACAGACTTGTACTAGAAGGACTGTTCGGCACTCTAAATAAAGTTATATCAACCAAAAAGTTGATTGATGAAAAAACACTATCTGATTTTAAGATTAAATCTATAGTTCTCACATATTCAGAAGAAGAGTGTAAAATTGTTAAGGGTATGAATTATCAAGAGGAGATGGACTACATCGTAACCCACTCCAAGAGAAATGATTTCATTAAAGACTTGACATTGAACCTAAAAGGTAATACACTAATACTATTTCAGTTTGTAGAGAAGCATGGAGATGTTTTGCATAAGTTGATATCTGATTCTACAGACAGGAAGGTTTTCTATGTCTATGGTGGAACAGATACTAAAACAAGGGAAGATATTCGTGCTATTACAGAGAAAGAGAAAGATGCTATCATTATTGCGTCTTATGGTACTTTTTCTACTGGTATTAATATTCGGAATTTGCATAACATCGTGTTCTCAAGTCCTAGCAAATCTAGAGTCCGTACCTTGCAGAGTATTGGACGAGGATTGCGTAAGAGTGAAAGTAAAGATACCGCTACCCTCTTCGATATAGCAGATGACTTTTCATACAAGTCAAAAAGGAACTTTACTATAAATCATTTTCAAGAACGCATAAATATATACGCAGAAGAAGAATTTGACTATGAGATTACAAGGATAAAAATCAAATGACAGAAAATATAATTCTGAAATTATCAAGTGGCGAAGAAATCGTTTGCAGATTAGTTGAAGATACACAGTCTGGAATGATACAAATAACCAACCCCTTGTTAGTCAGCACTACACCTAGAGTCACTAGTTTAGGACTAGAGGAGTCTGTGTCTCTAAGAAGATGGATACATTTTTCTGAAGAACAAGTATACAGCATTAACAAAAGTATGGTTGTTACCAAAGCAGATGCATCTTTGGGATTATCTAGATTTTATGAGTTGTGTGTTCTCAAGATGCTACGAGATGTAGAAGATGAGATTAGGGTGCCAACAGAAGAAGAACTAATGGAGATTGAAGCAGAAGAAGCCTTTGATGAATGGGAGTCTTCATTAACATCTAAAACTATACATTAGATCTATCTATTCTCAAACGGCACATACCTATAATACCGTCTTGTCAAGAGAAAGTCAAGAAGTTTTTGAAAAATAATTATTTTATTATATCTATTGACTTTTCCCTGTAAAAGTGTATACTATATGAATAGTTGTAAATTATAAGCAACAAAATGTGGAGTTATAATGGCTAAAAAACAAAAGGGTGTTCATTACGTCAACAATGCACAGTTCCTAGAAGCAATGAAAGAGTGGAAGGAGAAATGCAAAGAGGCAGAAGAACTTGGTGACCCACAACCACCAGTAACCAATTACATCGGCGAGTGTTTCCTTAAAATTGCGAATCACCTATCCTATCGACCAAACTTTATTAATTATACATACAGAGATGAGATGATTTCTGATGGTATAGAAAACTGTCTACAGTATTGTGGCAACTTCAATCCAGAGAAATCAAAGAACCCCTTTGCATATTTTACTCAAATAATCTACTATGCATTTCTTCGTAGGATTGCTAAAGAGAAAAAACAACAACATGTCAAACACCAAATCATATCCAACATGAATGTGGACTTGATGATGGAAGGTGAAGACATGTCGCAAGCAGGATATGTAGACTATCTACAGAAGAACTTCCTACCAGATGAAGCAGTGTATAAACCTAAGAAGAAGGTTAAAAAAGAACCTAAAGGACTTGAAAAATTTTATGATGATGACGGTGAAGAGATAAAGATAAATGAAGATAGCGCTAATAACTGATACACACTTTGGCGCCCGCAACGATAACCTAGCATTCAACGATTACTTCTACAAATTTTGGGAAGAGGTATATTTTCCTTATATTGAGGAGAATGGTATTGATACAGTTATTCACTTGGGGGATGTTATGGACAGACGTAAGTTTGTCTCATACAAGATTGCTAAAGATTTCCGTGAACGATTCCTACAAAGATTTGTAGACTTGGGTGTCACTGTCCATATGATGGTTGGCAATCACGATACATTCTACAAAAATACCAATGAGGTGAACTCACTGGATGAGTTGATTAATGGTAAGTTTAATAACATTCATACATACCCAGCAGCTACAACAGTAGAATTTGACGGAACACCTATCTGTTTTATTCCTTGGATTTGTCCTGATAATTACGCAGAAACCATGAAACATATTGAGGATACCAAAGCACAGGTTGCTATGGGACACTTAGAGATTAATGGGTTTGAGATGCACGCTGGACACTTTGCAGAAGGTGGATATGATAAAGGATTCTTAAAGAAATTCGATACAGTATTCAGTGGACACTTCCACAAGAAATCTGACGATGGACAGGTGTTCTATCTTGGTAACACATATCAAATGACTTGGTCTGATAACGGTTGTCCAAAAGGATTCCATGTGTTTGACACGAACACGAGGGAACTTGAACGTATCATCAATCCCCACACAATTTTTGAAAAAGTATACTATGATGATAGTACTAAGGATTTTTCTGACTTTGATGTATTGACATTAAGGGATAAGTATGTTAGAATAGTCGTTGTCAATAAAAAAGATATCTATCAATTCGATAGGTTTGTTGATAAAGTGTTGTCCGAATCTGGAGCCCATGAGGTTAAGATTGTAGAGGACTTTAGTGAGTTGGATGCATCTAATGTGTCTGATGAGATTGTTGAGAATGCAGAAGATACTATGACAGTGTTAGAGCGATATATTGATGAATTAGATGTGGAGTTAGATAAAGATAGACTAACATCCATGATGAAATCTCTATACTTAGAAGCGAGTGACTTAGAACTTTGATTACATTTAGATTCGTGCGGTGGAAAAACTTTCTTTCCACAGGGAATAACTTTACAGAAATACAGTTGGACAGAAGTTCATCTACATTAATTATTGGTGAGAATGGTGCTGGTAAAAGTACCATTCTTGATGCATTGTGTTTTGGTTTGTTCAATAAACCATTTAGAAACATTTCCAAGAAACAATTAGTCAACACTGTAAATGGTGGTGGTTCTGTTGTTGAGGTTGAGTTTAACGTAAGTGGTAAGGACGTTAAGGTTGTTAGGGGCATTAAACCTAACAAGTTTGAGGTTTACGTTAATGGTAACATGATTAACCAAGATGCAAATGCTCGTGATTATCAGAAGTATCTTGAACAACAAATTATGGGACTAAACTATCGTTCATTTACACAAGTTGTTATTCTAGGTTCTTCTACATTTGTACCATTCATGCAACTTACTACTAAGGCCCGCCGTGAGGTTGTTGAGGATATCCTAGATATTAAGATTTTTTCATTGATGAACTTTCTATTGAAGAATCAAACAAAAGAACTAAATGAGAACATACGGAATACTGAGGCGCAATTTGACTTAACAAAAGAAAAGGCATCTTTGCAACAAAGGTTTATAGAAGATGTTATTGAAAACAAATCTTCAATAATTGAAGAGAGTAAGTCTAAAATTACTAGTAACGAAAAATCAATAAAAACTAAAAAAGACTCTATTGTTTTGCTTGATAAAGCGAAGACATCTCTGTCATATGATAGTGAACAGAAGATTAAGTTAGAAGAGAAAATTCGTAAACTAAGTAGAACTGAATCAGCCCTACAGAATAAAAGAGGTGAATATGAAAGGCAGATTAACTTTTTCGAGGAGAACGCAGAATGTCCGACATGCGAGCAAGATATTACGGATGCAACAAAGCAGACGCAGATTGCAACTCGCAACTCCAAAGTTGGAGAACTTGACAAAGCAATCTCTGACGCCAAGCGAATGGAACGAGAAGAACAAGAACGACTAGAAATAATTAGAGAAAATCTAGAAGCGTTCAGAAAACATGATGTTGAGATTGCAAAGATTCGTTCTTCTATAAATGAGTTAGAAAAGTTTAATGTAAAGTTACAAAAAGATATCGAAACTTATACACAGGGTTCTGTGTCTGATGATGATAAAGTAAAACTTGCCGAACTTAAAGGACAGATTAAACTAATCGAAGAACAGAAGTCTAAGTTAAATGAAGATAAATTCTATGTTGATGTTGCTCGTAATCTATTACAAGACACTGGTATCAAAACAAAGATAGTAAAACAATACCTTCCTATTATGAACAAGCTAGTCAATACATACTTATCCTCTATGGATTTTTATGTACAGTTTAACTTGGATGAGAACTTTAATGAAACTATCAAGTCACGCTTTCGTGATGAGTTTTCCTATGCATCATTCTCTGAAGGTGAGAAGATGCGTATCGACCTTGCACTACTATTCACATGGCGTGCAATCGCAAAGATGAAGAACTCTACTAACACCAATCTACTAATCCTTGATGAAATCTTTGATTCATCATTAGATGGTTCTGGTACAGATGACTTCCTCAAAATCCTAGATACGTTCTCAGACCAGAACGTGTTCGTCATTTCCCACAAACAAGATATGCTATTCGATAAGTTTAGAAGTGTTGTTCAATTCAAGAAAGAGAAGAACTTTAGTCACTTAGTGACATAAGAGTATATTCTATGAAAAAAGTATGGCGACTATGGGCTAAAGCTATAGGTGAAAAAGAGGGTGCAAATGATTGTGAAGCTGACAAGATTGCTATGATAAGAACAATCATTGTAGTCGTTAACTTCATAACTTGTTTTGTTATTATTGCCGGAAACATAAAAAACTGGTAAAAACCTCTTGACATTTGTTCTAAGAACAGGTATACTGTATAGGTAATGATGAGAAACCAACCACAGAAATATGAAAAAAAGTCAAAAAAGTTTCAAAAACCTCTTGACTTTGTTATGAAAACAACGTATACTGTATAGGTAAGATTGAAAAAAACCACTCTAGGAGAGATATATAATGGCACATGAACTTGAAATGATTGACGGAAAAGCGCAAATGGCGTATGTTGGGGAACTTCCTTGGCATGGACTAGGTACTTTGGTAGAACGAGAGTTGACACCAGACCAGTTCCAAAAGGTTGCTGGACTTGATTGGACAGTAGAGAAACAACCACTTGTTACTGCAACAGGTGTTCCTATCAAAAACAAAGAGGCGCTTGTTCGTACCTCTGACAACTCTGTATTAGATGTTGTTGGTACTGGTTGGAATCCAGTACAGAACTCAGAAGCGTTTGAGTTTTTCCACGAGTACTGCATGTCTGGTGACATGGAGATGCACACTGCTGGTTCATTGAAAGATGGACAGATGGTGTGGGCTCTTGCAAAAACAAAAGAGTCTTTTGAATTATTCAAGGGTGATGTCACTGACAACTACTTCTTGTTCACTAATCCACACCAGTTTGGTAAGGCGATTAATATTCGTATGACACCAATTCGTGTGGTATGTAACAATACTCTAACACTGTCTCTATCACAGAATGCAGATAGAATGGTTACGGTAAATCACCGTAAGGCATTTGACCCTGCTGAAGTAAAAGAACAGATGGGTATTGCTCGTGAGAAGATGGAACAGTACAAATCAATGGCTGCGTTCCTTGGTTCTAAAAAGGCAACCGGCGAGAATGTTATTCAATACTTCAATGAAGTATTCGGTGCGCCTGCAAAAGAGAAAGTAGAAGGTGTCCTGCCCTTTACTTCTCGCAACTCAAAACTTGCTTTTGAGAACTTGAATGTACAACCTGGCGCTGAGTTTGCTCAGGGTACATGGTGGACTGCATTCAACTCTGTCACCAACATGACAGACCACTTACAGGGACGTTCAAATGATGGTAGATTACAATCTGCTTGGTACGGACGTAACCGTAAAGTGAAACTCAACGCTTTGGATAAAGCACTTGAGTATGCCGAAGCGGCATAAAAAAAAGATTGGTGGGGGGTTGAAAAATCCCCTGCTAATCCTTATATATAGTAGTGATATGCCGATAATCGGGTATCACAATTTATCTTGCTTAATTAAAGGAGAAAAAAATGGTAAATTACGCATCACTTGATCCATCAAGGATCAATACTTACTCTATCGGTTTCGATAGAATGTTCGATAGTCTGACCACAGCGTCAAGCTTTACACAACAAACCAACTATCCCCCATACAACATTATCAAGAAGTCTGATACTGAATTTCTTATTGAAGTAGCAGTTGCAGGCTTTTCTAAAAAAGATGTTGAAGTTCGTATGTCTGAAAATAGATTGAACATTAGTTCGATTGATTTGAAAACATCGGAAACGGATGATACAGAATACCTACACAAAGGAATTTCTGCTCGTTCATTTAAGCGTGCATTCACGCTGTCGGATGATGTTGTTGTGAAAGAAGCAAACATGAAGAATGGAATTTTATCTATTGCAATGGAACGAGTTATCCCAGAGGATAAGAAACCTCGTACTATTGAAATTAAATAAATCTATTGACATTGCCCTAGAAATAGGGTATACTATAATCTAATCATCAATAATGGTGATTTGAATAAAATATGATAATGGAGATAATATGGGCAGAAAAGCACTAACAAAAAGAGAAAAAACTATGAGACTTCTTTCTACAGGGAAGAATGTAACATGGGATACTCTCAGAGCTAAACTTGATTTGACATCACCAAGAGCGATGATTGATACGCTTAGAAGTGAAGGTAATTGCATTTATGTAAATAAATTCCAAGGCAAAACTGCATACAGACTCGGCGAACCATCGAAAGGTGTTATCGCTGCTGGTTTGAAAGCGGTTACTGGTTCTGATTACTCTTACTCTAGCTAATCGAAACTGCGGTGGGGGGTTCGCCCCCCTACCCAACTTTATAGGATGTATTAATTGAAAAAGATAGACTACAAATATTCAGAAGACACTATTCTGAAAGAATTACAAGAGTACATAGACAAAACCTATGCTGCTCACTATTCCCACAACAAGTTTCAAGCCACCGAATTCATTATGGATTCTGGACATGGCGAAGGTTTTTGTATCGGCAATATACTCAAGTATAGTCAACGGTACGGAAAAAAAGATGGTAAGAACAGAAATGACTTGCTAAAGGTGATCCATTATGGTATAATGGCTCTACATAATCACGATACAATGGAGAAATAAATTATGATGCAATTAAGCGGCGACACGAGAGATGTTCTCAAGAACTTCTCAACCATTAACCAAAACCTTCTGGTGAAGTCTGGTAATACTATTAATACAATGTCTGCAATGAAAAACATTGTTGCAAAGGCAACTATTCCAGATACATTCAATGATGAGTTTGCAATCTATGACTTGAACGAATTCTTGTCTGCACTTTCATTATTCAAGAGTCCAACATTGGACTTTGCAGATAAGTCTGTAAAACTGAATGAAGAGGGTGGTGGTAGTTCTTTGAATTACTTCTTTAGTGACCCTTCTGTGGTGACTACACCAAAGACTGAGATTACAATGCCTTCTGTGGATGTAGAGTTTACTTTCACACAAGATACATTTAATCAAATCCAAAAGGCATCTGCCGTACTTGGTGTTCCTGATGTAGTACTAAAGGGTACTGCTGGTGGTGATATTAATCTGACTGTAACTGATCGTAAGAATGAAACTTCAAACGATTTTGCAATCAAGGTTGGTGAGAATGCACCTAGTGATTTCACATACTATTTCAAAGTTGAAAATCTAAAACTTCTCTCTGGTGATTACAAGGTTGAAGTATCTTCAAAAGGGATTTCACATTTTAACAATGTTGCAAAACCAATTGAATACTTTATTGCTCTAGAAGCATCCTAAACCAGAGGAAATATATTATGAATGATGTGATGTTATGGGTGGAGAAATACCGCCCTAGTACAATCAGTGAGTGTGTTCTTACTGATGATTTGAAGAAGACTTTCCAACAGTTTGTAGATGATGGACACATTCCTAATCTACTATTGTCTGGTGGAGCTGGTGTCGGTAAGACAACTGTTGCAAAAGCAATGCTTGACGAAATCGGTGCTACATATATGTTAATCAACGGTTCAGAAGAATCGGGTATTGATGTGCTGAGAAACAAGATTAAGAACTTTGCAAGTACTGTCTCTATGGATGGTAATCGCAAGTTTGTAATTCTTGATGAGGCAGACTATCTCAATCCACAATCTACACAACCAGCGTTGCGTGGGTTTATTGAGGAGTTTCACAAGAACTGTGGATTCATTCTTACCTGTAACTTTAAGAACAGGATTATCGAACCTTTGCATAGTAGATGTTCGGGTGTTGTATTCAACATTCCAAACTCTAGTAAACCAAAACTTGCTGGTGAATTTTACAAACGTGTACAGGATATTCTCCTTGCAGAGAATGTTCAGTATCAACCAAAAGTTGTACAAGAACTGGTAATGAAACACTTCCCAGACTGGCGTAGAGTTTTGAATGAACTGCAAAGATATTCTGCTTCTGGAATGATTGACACTGGAATACTTGTCAATATATCAGAATCAAATATGAAGGAGTTGACTACACATCTCAAGGCAAAAGACTTCAAGTCTATTCGTTCTTGGGTTGCAAATAATCTAGACAACGACCCTTCACAACTGTATCGTAAAATTTATGATACATTGTATGATAGTGTTCAACCACAAACAATACCACACATGGTTATGTCGGTTGCTGACTATCAATACAAATCAGCATTTGTTGCAGATCAAGAAATAAACATGCAAGCGTTTATGATTGAGATTATGTCACAGGTGCAGTTCAAATGAGTTATGAACTAAAACATTATCTCAATTCAATCAACCACACTAAGGAAAATCTGATGGATTCAGATGATCCTATGTGGGAGAAGAAGTATCCAGCATATGTTGTAAACAGATGTTTGGGTGCATTCAATGATACCATTATGTTCGTTAATGAGTTGAACATGCGTCACCACCTTGACGCAAAGCTTCAATATGACTTTTTACTAAATACTATTAGATCGAAAAAGCGATTTGCGCCTTGGGTAAAGGCAGAAAAGTTGGAAGATTTAGAGTATGTTAAAGAGTATTATGGTTATAGTAATGAAAAGGCAAAGGTCGCTCTTTCCGTACTTAATAATGAACAGATAACGACTATCAAAGATAGTTTGAATAAAGGTGGAAGAAATGGAAGAAATTGAATGGCATCCAGATAAGATGCTAGAAGTAAAACTAAAAGAACCTGATGACTTCTTAAAGGTTCGTGAGACACTATCAAGAATAGGTGTCGCATCTCGTAAAGAGAGAAAACTATACCAATCATGTCATATCCTACATAAACAAGGTAGGTATTACATTGTGCATTTTAAGGAACTGTTTGCCCTTGATGGTAAGGAGACAAACATAACTGAGAATGATATATCTCGTAGGAACTCAATATCAGTTCTTTTGAGTGATTGGGGGTTGATTGAAATAATTGGTGATACTGAACCGAAAGCACCACTGTCCCAAATAAAAGTTATTTCCTTTAAGGAAAAGAACGAATGGGATTTGGAAACAAAATACAATATCGGTAAGAAACGAGAACTATAAAATGAAAGGCGAAACAATGAACAATGATATTCTTAATGCTGTGAAGGGACATGCTCAGGCACAGATTGCAATGCATCAAGTAAACGTAATGATTTACATGAAGAATCCCGCTGGTATCGGAGAACACTCAGATATCTCTCAAGCAGTAGAACATGAGTTAATGGAAATGGCTAAATGGCAAGATGTTATCGACATGGTTGATAAATATTTCCCAGAAACGCCAAAGGATCAAATGCCACTTTTCTCTTGACATTTACCCTTAAAACGTATATAATGAATCTAATTGATAAGGAAAAATGTTTTGAATTTCTACACACATGTTGCCCAATGGGGTAATCAACTTCTTGTTCGTGCAGTAAAGAATGGGGTTCGTTCTAACTTCAAAGTGAAGTATGAACCCACTCTTTTCGTGCCTGTTCAGAAAGAAACTGGTTGGAAAACCTTGGATGACAAAAACGTCAATCCAATGAAGTTTCTTTCTATCAAGGAAGCGAAAGCATTTATAGAACAGTATCAGTCTCAACCGCATCTTGTGTATGGAATGAATCAGTTCCCATACTCATATCTATCTGAAACGTATCCAAAACAAATTGAGTTTGATTCTAAACAACTCAAGATTGTCACGATTGATATTGAGGTGGAATGTGAGAATGGTTTCCCTAATGCAGACCAAGCAGCAGAACCAATGCTGTCTATCACTGTCAAAGATCACAACAAGGGCACGTTTCTTGTATGGGGTATGCAACCCTACAAAACATCTCGTGATGATGTAGAGTATATACATTGTCCTACAGAACGTGAACTACTTGCTCGGTTTCTAAACTGGTGGGAATCTGACCACCCAGATATCATTACTGGTTGGAATACTGAGTTCTTTGATTTACCTTACATCTGTAATCGTATCAACTCCCAAATGGGTGAAGACGCAATGAAACGTCTATCTCCTTGGGGTGTTGTAAGCGCTCGTATGGTGAACAGTGGGTTTGGACGTAAAGATCAAGTATATGAAATCTTGGGTGTAAACAATCTCGACTACTTACAATTGTACAAGAAGTTTACATACTCAAACCAAGAATCATATCGTCTTGACCATATCGCTCATGTAGAACTTGGACAACGTAAGGATGAGAATCCATATGAGACATTTCGTGATTGGTACACTAAAGACTATCAATCCTTTATCGACTATAACATCATGGACGTTGAACTAGTCGATAGACTAGATGACAAGATGAAACTGATTGACCTGCTTCTTACTATGACGTATGAGGCGAAAGTCAACATGTCTGATGCATTCACATCCGTGAAGTATTGGGACGTACTAATTTACAATCACCTACTCAAACGTAAAATCGTTATCCCTCAGAAACGCAGTAACGAGTCTAAGGGTGAGAAGTATATTGGTGCATATGTAAAAGATCCACAAGTGGGAGAACACAAATGGGTTCTGTCTTTTGACTTGAACTCTCTGTATCCACACTTGATTATGCAATACAACATTTCCCCAGAAACACTTCTTCCCAAAACTATGGGATTTGATTCTGACAAATCTGTTGATGAGTTGTTGCAAAAACAACACGACTTATCTCCACTGAAACCAGCATCTGTTACCTGTACACCAAATGGTGCGTTGTTCAGAACCAAACAACAGGGATTCTTGCCTGATATGATGCAAGAGATGTACAATGACCGTACTATCTACAAGAAAAAGATGTTGACTGCAAAACAACAATACGAAGATACGAAAGATCCAAAGTATCTCAATGATGTGTCTCGTTATCAAAACATCCAGATGGCAAGAAAGATTTCCTTGAACTCTGCTTATGGTGCGATTGGTAACGAATGGTTCAGATACTATGACTTGCGTATTGCAGAAGGTATTACTACTTCTGGACAATTATCTATTCGGTGGATTGAACAAGCACTGAATGGTTACTTAAATAAACTATTGAAGAGTGAAGGAGTTGATTATGTTATTGCATCGGATACGGATTCAGTATACATTAGGTTTGACGAGCTTATTAATAAAGTGCTACCGAAGAGAACAGATGAGTCGGAGAGTGCGTATCGTGGGAGGGCGGTGGATTTCCTTGATAGAATTGCTCAAGAGAAAATTGAACCTTTTATTGATAAGAGTTATCAAGATCTTGCTACTTATGTAAATGCATTCGACCAGAAGATGCAAATGAAACGTGAAGTTATCGCTGACAAAGGCATCTGGACTGCAAAGAAAAGATACATTCTAAATGCATGGGATGTTGAGGGTGTACGTTATCACGAACCCTCTCTGAAGATTATGGGTATTGAGGCAGTCAAGTCTTCTACGCCTGCCCCATGTCGTGACAAGATTAAAGAATGTCTAAAGATTATTATGTCTGGTACAGAGAAAGATGTAAACAACTTTATCCAAGACTTTCGTGAAGAGTTTATGAAACTTCCACCAGAAGAGATTGCATTTCCTCGTTCAGTGAATGGACTAAAGAAGTGGACTAGTAGTTCTAGTATTTTCTCTAAAGGTGTACCTATGCATTGTAAAGGTGCATTGTTATACAATCACTTCTGTAAACAGAAAAAGTTGACAAACAAGTATCCTCTTATTCAAGAAGGTGAGAAGATCAAGTTTATCAACATGCGAACACCAAACCCTATGTCTTCTAATGTGATATCCTTTATAACTAAATTACCAAAAGAACTTGACATTCATCGTTATATCGACTATGATCTACAGTATGAGAAAGCGTTTGTAGAACCATTGACATTTATTATGAACCAGATTGGATGGAACATTGACCGTTCATATGGGACACAAACAACACTTGAGGACTTTTTTGGATGATACTAGAACGAGATGATGCAATATTTGCCGCAACAAAGTTGATGACTTACTTCAAAGACTTTGGACGCATTGATGACTATTTTCGTGCTCGTAAGATTGAACGTGTAAAGAATATTCCTACTGCACTGCCAGGATTTGGATTGGAAGATGATATGTTTCAATCATATGATATGCATCCAGAGGATATGAACTTTTCTATTGTACAAGTTCCATCACAAACCTTTGATACTATGTTGGAGAAAGTTGCATCATTCTCGCCTGACAATGCGCCAGGCAAAGAGATGAAACTAGTTGTTAAGGAAACAACTACAAATACTGTGGTTGGATTTATCAAACTAGGTTCACCACTAATCAATTCAAAACCTCGTAATGATTACTTGGGTGGTGTTCCAGATTTAGATATCTTTAACAAACGTGCTATCATGGGTTTCAACATTGTTCCTGTACAACCATTTGGATATAACTATCTTGGTGGTAAATTGATGGCGGCAATCTGCAACTCACATGAAGTTCGTAGGATGTTAAACAAGAAATATGATACAGAGTTTTGTTTATTTGAGACAACATCTCTTTATGGTAACATCAAAGGTTCTTCTATGTATGATGGTATGCGTCCATTCTTACGTTACAAGGGAGATACTCAATCTAAGTTTTTATTGACACTTGGAGAAGAAATCTACTTTGAGATGCGTGATTGGTTTACAGAAAAGAATGGTGGCGAAGACTTGATACATAAAGGTGCATCATCTCGTAAACTAAAAATGCAGACTAAGATGGTAGGTGTTATCAAAGCAAGTCTAAAGGAACACGATACAAAAGCGTATGAGTTGTTCTCTAAACAGATTGCAAAGGCTGGTGATGTTACCACACAGAAAAGATTCTACATGGGAGAGTATGGATACTCTAATGCAAAAGATGTTCTATTAGGTAAAACTAATCTATTGACAAAAGCTGAAAACTATGATAGATTTGAACTTGAAGGTGTGATTGCATGGTGGAGAAAACTTGCTATCAAGCGTTACAACAAAATGATTGCAGAGAATAAGGTTCGTACAGAACTAGAAGTCTGGAATCAAGAGACAATGAATAAGATTGATATTATTAGATAATGAGAAAAAAATGGACAGTAGAATACTATCGCCTTACAAATGTGAATGGATGAAATTTACAGACTACTATAAACACTGTGATCAACTCGCTTTTCACGGTGCAACTTATGGATTTGTTTTTAATGATGTAATGCCAAAACCTTACCAGTTCCCTTGTGAGTTTGAGGGGTGTGTATATATTGGAAAGTCTGCTGGTAATTATTATGATAAACAAAATGGTCATAAGGGGAAAACTAGAAGTCATATTCATAAAAGAATGACAACTCACCATAAACCTCTGACTACAGGTGTTGGTGCTGAATCAAGTCATGCAAAAATTATAGAAGTCTATGGTTATGGTGATGATGTTTTGAACGGTACATTGACAAATCTTCCAATGTATTTGGGTTTGATTTTACCACAACCAGACTTCGAAAAAGAAGATGAACAACTAATGAATCGGTGGGCATATACGATAGAACAGATGCAGTTACTTCAGTATAGAATTAATTTTGGAAAAGAAACTCTAGGTAATGGTGATGCACTTACTAGAAAAAATACTGAATCATATTCTCAATATAGAATGAACTCTATCAAACAACAAGACTTGACTCAGTTTATGGGTGTTGCTATATGACAATTGGTTTTACTTGTGGTGCATTCGACTTGCTACATGCTGGACATGTTGTTATGTTGAAGGAAGCAAGAAAGAACTGTGACAGGTTAGTAGTAGGATTGCAAACTGACCCATCTATTGATAGACAAGAAAAGAATCAACCAGTTCAGTCAGTGTATGAAAGATATGTACAACTGTCTGGTGTAAAGTATGTAGATGAAATTATTCCATACGATACAGAACAAAGTTTGATAGACTTACTTCAATCACAAGAGATTGATGTTAGGTTTATTGGTGAGGATTATAGAGAAAGGTCATTTACTGGTGATGACTTACCTATAGAAGTATTTTATACTAGTAGGAGACATTCTTTCTCCTCTTCTAGTTTAAGAAAGAGAGTTATATAATGAATTTATTTGATATAGGAAAAGAACCAAAACTTCAAAAAACTGTTAGAGTACTCTGGTATCCTAACATTACTTTCCAGAAGGATATCGAAAAAGATAGTTATATTCAAGTTGTTAAGAATCAGATTAAACTTCTGAATGAAATTCGTGATGACTTGTGGCATTATATGATTCTTCCTTTTGAAGTTCCATCATTACAATTTGATAACGTAACGCAGTGGTACATGGATTTTGAAACTTATCCCCAGACTATGCGTTCTCATTTTAGAGTAGATGTAATACGAAGGATGCTTAACAAAAGTCTAGATTTCGATATAGTCATGTCACACTTGCCTGAACATACACATCAACTTGTTAATACACTTTACAATGTTACACACCATATGCCTCCAGTGATGGGATATTCTCATTGGTTCGACCTAAAGGATGTTGTTGCATGGCCTAAAGATAGTTTCCTACAGAACATGACTGGGCTATTAGAATATGATAGATGTTATATCAATACACAGGCACAGAAAGACTTGGTACTTGAACAGGCTTCAGAAACATTCAATACTAAAACTATTACAGACTTGGATAGGATATTGACTGTTCAACATTTGGGTGTAAATAAAAAAGATGTTGTTGATGATATAGATGTAACAAAGCATAATGAAAAGACTATTGTATTCAACCATCGACCAGATACCTATAAACACTTCAAAGAATTTATTGCAATGTGTGATAGGTTATGGGAAATGCGACAGGACTTCAAAGTTTGGATTCCACTCTTAGATAAACCTAATCGTGATTATGTTGTAACAACAAAAGGCGATAAGGAATGGTATTATAAAGAGTTGCAAAAGTGTTATGTTGGATTCTCTCCAAAACAGAAATATGGTGGATGGAGTGTTGCTACTACAGACGGTATGATGAACGGTGTTCCTTATATCATGTATGATGCTGGTTACTATGAAGAACTATATCAGCAGGGAGACTTCTTTTCAGATGACCATGATGCACTAATGTTACTGAATACATATTTGGATGACCCTCAATATAGAAATGAAGAAGCATCAAAAGCACTAGATTGGATTAACAATAAACTTATCTACAAAGATAAGATAATTGGTATGAATGAATATATGAATGACTTGTTATCAAAACAGAAAGTTATGGGTGATAGTGAGAAGTTCAAAGAAATTGTTGAATTTATAAAAACTAACAAAGAAGTTAGAAAGATAGATTTGATGGATTGGTTGTGTTGGGGTAGAGGAATTAAGTGGACACCATATCGGCGTGCTCTTATGAATCACCCAAACATATTTGATGTGAACGGTTCTTTTCCAACATACCGTTGGAAAGACTAACAAAGGAAAATAAAATGAAAGAAAATGATATTGTAACACTTGTGCTAACAAACGGTGCAGAAGTAATTGGTAAATACATTGTAGATGATATGATGTCCTATACTATTGAACGTCCACGTTTGGTACAAGTAAATGAAAAGGGTGTAGCTCTTGTTGATGGTGTCTGTATGACAGGTGAAAAGGTTGACGGAACTTTGCAGTTCAATAAGACTTGTATTGCTTTTGTAGTACCTACTATGAAAGAGATTGCTACAGGATGGCAAACACAGACTAGTGGAATACAAGTTCCACAAAAAGGTGTAATTCTCTCTTGACAAACGCTTAATAATTTGTTATTATAGTAAACTATAACCTATAACTAAAGGAGATGCTATATGCGTGACGATACATTATTGATAGATTACATAAGATTTGTCGATCAGGTGACTAGTGACGAATCTAAAGATCCAGATGCATTTGGTGATGCACTGGACATTATTGATGATTTTGGTGTTCCACCAGAACGTCTAATCACTGCTGCAATGGGATTGAGTGCAGAGAGTGGTGAATTCACAGAGATTGTGAAGAAGTGTTTGTTCCAAGGAAAACCTATGGACGACCAAACTGTATGGCACGCTAAGCGTGAATTGGGTGATATTCTTTGGTATATTAGTCAGGCATGTATTGCTCTGGATACTAATATAGAGGAAATCATATATATGAACACAGACAAACTTGAAGCACGATACCCAGATGGGTTCGACTCATTTCGTTCTGAAAACAGAGAAGAAGGAGATTTATAATTGGACTTTTTGAAAGATATTGCCAAAACAGCGGGCAATGAATACGCTGCACTAGTATCAGATGGCGTTGAAGCGGGGGATGTAGATTCCTTCATTGATACTGGTTCATATATCTTCAACGCTCTTTTGTCTGGTAGTATCTATGGTGGACTTGCATCCAACAAGATTACTGCTATTGCAGGCGAAAGTGCAACAGGTAAAACATTCTTTTTGATGGGCATGGTAAAGTCATTCCTTGATGCAAACCCAGATGCTGGTGTGTTGTATTTTGAGTCTGAATCTGCAATCACAAGACAGATGGTAGTTGACAGAGGAATTGACCCCTCTCGTATGGTTATCTTACCTGTAACAACAGTACAAGAGTTTAGAACACAGTCGATTAAGGTTCTAGACAAATACTTAGAAACACCAGAAGGACAACGAGCTCCTATGATGTTATGTCTTGATTCACTTGGTATGTTATCTACAACGAAAGAAGTAGAAGATACTGCCGAAGGTAAAGAGACTAGGGATATGACAAGGGCTCAGATTGTTAAGGCAACATTTCGTGTACTGACACTTAAATTAGGTAAAGCAAAAGTACCTATGATTGTTACTAATCACACATATGACGTAGTTGGTTCTATGTTCCCTACCAAAGAAATGGGTGGTGGTTCTGGACTAAAGTATGCGGCATCATCTATCGTATATCTTTCCAAGAAGAAAGAGAAAGATGGAACTGCTGTTGTTGGTAACATTATTCACTGTAAGAATGCTAAGTCACGATTAACTATTGAACATAAGATGGTTGATGTACGATTAATGTATGAACGTGGACTTGATAGATACTATGGTTTGCTAGAACTTGCAATCAAGTATGGTATATTTAAGTCAGTATCAACTCGTATTGAGTTGCCTGATGGTACAAAAACATTTGGTAAAACTATTAATAACAACCCAGAGAAATACTTTACTGAGGAAGTGATGCAACAACTAGATGTTGTCGCTGGTAAAGAATTTAAGTATGGGACAAAACTGGCAGATGTTGAAGAATCAGTTGAGGAATTACCAGAAGATGCAGAACCTAATACAGACGTATGAGAACGTAATATCTGAGTCGTTATCAAAACAACTCATTGCCATGTTTGAACGGTTTCCTCAACACCATGAGGAAGTCGTTCTTGATGGTCATCGTTCTTTCAAACAAGTAACACTACAACTGCATGAACAGTGGAAGCCTTTTGAAGATACTCTTCAAGAGGTTTTCTTCAGTTACATTGATAAGTATATGAAAGACTGTGATATAACAGAAAGAATGTTTCCACAACAGTTTGCATTTGAAAACTTTAGAATGAAAAGATATATGCCTAATGATGTTGATGAGTTCGACAATCATGTTGACGTTGGTAGTATTGATAGTGCGCCAAGGTTCTTGGTGTTCTTTTTATATCTAAATGATAATGAAGGTGGCCACACAGAGTTTCCACAATTTGATATTTCTGTTCAACCAAAGACAGGTAGGATGACAATGTTCCCCCCAATGTGGACACATTTACATGCTGGAAGAAAACCAATTGATAAACCAAAATATATTATAGGGAGTTATCTACATTATGTCTGACATGGGTGAGTATTACAAGTTTGTAGAGAACGAATCTAAGACATGGACAGGTATAGGACTTACAGAAAAAGCTGGTATGTGGCAAGGTGTTGTATACGAGTATGGTAAAGTTTCTATAATAGAAGACGAAAAAAAAGAAAATGCCTCTTTACAATTTGAGTGGAATATGTTAGACTCTAATGGACTAGGTAAAGAATGCTTTGGTGATGATTTCTTTAATCTCATTGGAGACATTCTAGCACATTTAATTGAACAGAATATAGATGAGGGCCACTTTACAGATGCAAGCGATGACGATAGAAAAGACAATATTCAGTAACCTCATTTTTAATGAATCGTATGCCCGTAGGGTGTTACCTTTTATTAAGGGTGAATATTTCCAAGACAAAACTGATCGTATACTCTTTGAAGAGATTTACAACTTCATGGATAAGTATCAGGCGATGGCGACAAAGGAAACTTTGTCTATTGAACTTGATAACAGAAAAGACTTGAATGGTACTGAATTCCAGAAAGTTGTTGAGGTACTTGAATCTCTTAATGAAGCTGAAGTTGATATGCAGTGGTTGGTTAATACTACTGAGAAGTTTTGTAAAGACAAAGCAGTATACAATGCAATCTTATCTGGTATTCAGATTATTGAAGGTAAAGACAAACAACATAATCAAGAAGCAATTCCATCTATTCTATCTGAGGCACTTGCAGTTGGATTTGACCAACATATTGGACACAACTATATTGAAGACGCAGAAGATCGTTTTGAATTCTATCACAAGAAAGAAGAGAAACTAGAATTTGACTTAGAGTATTTCAACAAGATTACTAAAGGTGGACTTCCACAGAAAACACTAAACATTGCCCTTGCTGGTACTGGTGTAGGTAAATCGTTGTTTATGTGTCACATGGCTGCATCTACTTTGATGCAAGGTAAGAATGTTCTATACATTACTTTAGAAATGGCAGAAGAACGTATTGCAGAACGTATTGATGCAAACTTGATGAATGTGTCTATGGAAGACTTACACAATCTACCAAAGAAGATGTTCACTGATAGGGTTAAGAAGATTAATGAGAAAACAAGTGGTAGACTAATCATTAAAGAATATCCTACTGCATCTGCTCATAGTGGACACTTTCGTAGTCTAATCAAAGAACTTGCATTGAAAAAATCATTTGCACCAGATATTATCTTTATTGACTATCTAAACATTTGTGGGTCATCTCGTTTCAAGGGTAATGCAACTATTGGTTCTTATTTCTATATCAAGGCGATTGCAGAAGAACTGCGTGGACTTGCAGTTGAAATGAATTTACCTATTATGTCTGCTACTCAAACTACTCGTGGTGGTTATGCAAACTCTGATGTTGGACTTGAAGATACTTCAGAATCATTTGGTTTGCCTGCTACTGCTGATTTGATGTTTGCACTAATATCTACTGAAGAGTTAGAAGGACTGAATCAGTTGATGGTAAAACAGTTGAAAAACAGATATAATGACCCTGGCACAAACAAAAGGTTTGTTGTGGGTATTGACAGGGGTAAGATGAAGTTGTATGATTGTGAACAGGAAGCGCAAGAAGATATAATAGATAGTGGACAAGATGACACACCAGCCTTTGATAAAGGACAAAATTCACGCTATGAAAAGTTCGGTGATATAAAGTTCTAAGTATGTTTCCTTATAAATAGAATAGTAATAACTTTGTATAAATGGAAACGGTGCTAAATGCTAAACTTTTCGGGGTATCTCGCTGAAGATAAAGGTGGGAAAAACCTACACTTAGAACACATCGAAGACGAAATTTTGAATTTCGGAGTGCCTGGCGGTAGAGCAGCAATTAACTTTGTTCGTTCACTCAGAGACATGTTAGCTGGTGCATCTCGTTCATCTGTAAATATGACTGTCAAGTGGGATGGTGCGCCCGCAATCTTTGCTGGTATCGACCCTGCTGATGGTAAATTCTTTGTTGCAAAGAAGTCAGTATTCAACGCAACTCCAAAACTCTACAAAACATCTGAAGAGATTGATGCAGATGGACTTTCTGGTTCACTGAACACTAAGTTCAAAATTGCACTTGCAGAGTTTTCCAAGTTAGGTATCAAAGACGTTCTACAGGGCGACTTGATGTATACTTCTGAAGATGTTGACACAACAACTATCGAAGGTAAGAAGTATTATACCTTTCAACCAAACACAATCGTATATGCAGTAGATGTAAACTCTGACTTGGGCAAAATAATCAAGTATTCAAAGATTGGTGTCGTATGGCACACAACATATTCTGGTAGTGATTTGCAAGGGATGAAAGCTAAATTCGGTGCAAACATTAAGGGACTTACCAAACCCTCATCTGTTTGGATGGACGATGCAACATACAAGGATGTATCTGGTAAGGCAACTATGACAGCAACTGAGACTGCTGTTGTCACTAAATCATTATCATCTGCTGGTTCTACATTTAGGAAAATTAATTCTGCACAATTAAACAAGTTCTTAAAACTACAGGATGTATTTACAGGACAACTTGCCGGTGCTCAATTAAAAACATACAATAATAGTAAAGTTCGACAGGGACAGAAGATTAGTGACCCCAGAGGACATGCAAAGGGATACGAGAAGTGGGTATTCGATGCAATTCAAAAACAAATAGACAAAGTTAAAAGTGACAAAGGTAAAGAGAAGTATACCAATCTTCAGACTGAGTATCTTCGTGAAGTCAAAAAACACACAAAGAATTTAGAGAACATCATTGCCTTCCAAGGACACTTGGTTGATGCAAAGATGGGAATTGTTAAGAAACTAAATAGTGTCAAGGGATTAACTGATACATTCATTAAAACATCAAATGGATTTAAGGTTACTAATCCAGAAGGTTATGTTGCAATCGACAGGGTATCTGGTGATGCAGTAAAACTAGTAGACCGTATGGAATTTAGTTTTAATAACTTTACTGCAATTAAGGCGTGGGACAAATGATTGAATGGAATGATCTCATATCTGACTTGACTGAACGTAAAGCGCTGTCTGTTGCGACTAGACGCAAGATGGGTTTACGAATGAAGAAACTTACAAAGTCTTCTGCATTCAAGGCAAAGGTTGCAAGAAATAAAAAGAAGTTAGCCTCAGATGGCAAACTTAAACAACGTGCAAATAAACAAGCAAAGCAATTTATTATTAAGAAGTTTGCTGGACTAGAACCAAACGAATATGCAAACCTATCTTTGATGCAAAGACAGAACCTAGATAATAGAATAATGAAAACTAAGGGCGCTGCAGTTAAAAAGATTGCAAAAAAGTTAATGGTTAAACTCCGTAAGTCGGAGTTGGAAAGACTTAAAAAGGCAAGAGGAATGGGTACGGAATAATGAAAAGTTTCAAAGACATTAGAGAAGCTCGTGGGGATACATGTGTTTTCACCTTTGGTAGATTCAATCCACCAACTACAGGACATGAAAAACTTTTAGAAGCAGTAGAGAAACAGGCAAAGAAAAATCCTGGCGCTCCATACTATGTTTTTGCATCACACTCAGAGAACCCTAAGAAAGACCCTCTTCCTTACAGTAAGAAAGTTGCTTACATGAAGAAGATGTTCCCAAAACATGCAAGGAACATTGTTGTTGATAAAGCGAGACAAGTATTCGAAATTGCAGTATCACTACACAATAAAGGACATAAATCAGTCGTGATGGTTGTTGGTTCTGATCGTGTAACAGAGTTTGATACATTGTTGAACAAGTATAATGGTGTTGAAGGTAGACACGGTTACTATGGGTTCGACAATATTGAGGTTGTATCTGCTGGTGAAAGAGACCCAGATGCAGAGGGAGTGACAGGGATGTCTGCTTCTAAGATGCGTGCTGCAGCATCTGCTGATGATTTTGATTCTTTTAAGAATGGACTTCCTAAAAACTTCAAACAAGGAATGTCTTTATTCAAAGATGTTCGTAAACATATGGGCATTCGTGAGTCTTTCATTGTACACCAAGTAGAACAGACAGAAGAAGATGTAATTCGTGATATGTACATTGAAGGTACAATCTATGCAATTGGTGATATTGTAGAAGATAACTACACAGGCGTATCTGGTAAAGTTATTCGTAGAGGCACAAACTATCTTGTGTTCTCAGAACAAGACGGTACTACTCACAAGAAGTGGTTATATGAAGTAAAACAAGACAAAGATATTAAAGATAGAAAAGGTACTGAACCAGCAAAGTATTATGCAAAAGATGCTGATGGTGATGAAATGTCAGTATCTACTAAAAAGAAACGTGCAGCACATTTTGCAAAAGCAAAGGATGGGCCTGCTCCTGGCGATAAGGGTGCAGAGACTAAACCATCCAAGCATACAAAGAAGTTCAAACAAATGTTTGGTGAAGACGACCCATGTTGGGATACTCACACACAACAAGGAATGAAGAAGAAGGGCGGCAAAATGGTGCCAAACTGTGTTCCTAAAGAGGGATATAATTATCCGCCTGAAGTTGAACTTATGTTGCTAGATGAGAAGATTGAAGGACTTGTTAAGAAAGCAGACAAGTCTGGTATCTCATATGGTATTCTAAAGAAAGTATACGATAGAGGTATGGCGGCGTGGAAGACAGGACACCGCCCTGGCACAACACCACAGCAGTGGGCGTTTGCTAGAGTTAACTCTTTTATCACTGGTGGTAAGACTAGAACTACTGGTGATGCAGACTTGTGGAAACAAGCAAAGGGACAGAAAGAAGAAACTGAAGTAAAAGAAAGTAATCAAATGGCTCCTTCTAAACCTATCATCTCATTCAAAGAACATTTGCATTGTGGAACAGAAGATTGTTGTCAAGAATGCAAGACTGCAAGTTTAATAGAATCAAACGAATATCGTGTTGGTTCTGAGAAGTACTACGAGTTCTTCCAAGAGAAAAGAGTTGAGTATAAGTCTGGAGAGTTTAATCCTACAGGGTTCAATAAGGAATTGATGGAAGGTGATATCGGTAAGTACGCAGTCTATGAGGGGGAGAATGTTCCACTAGATTGTCCAATGATGGAATCAGAGTATCAAGGAAAAGACGTTGAACTAAATAAACCTAAGGCAGGCGGGCCGAAGAAATACTATGTCTATGTCAAAGACCCATCATCTGGAAATATCAAAAAGGTATCATGGGGTGATACAACTGGATTAAAAATCAAGTTAAATGACAAAGAGGCAAGAAAATCATTTGCTGCAAGACATGATTGTGCAAATAAAAAAGATAAGACAAAGGCAGGATATTGGGCATGTAACATGCCGAGATATGCTAAACAACTTGGTTTGTCTGGTGGGGGCAACTTCTTTTGGTAAACCCATATGATGACCAAAGACACGAAGATACAATACTGAGAACTTTTAGTGAGTCTGTAGATGAACAAGAGTTAATCTGGCACAGAGATAAAAGGACAAGAGAAGTATCTGTCATATCTGGTATAGGTTGGAAATTACAAATGGACAATCAATTACCAGAAGAGATGTCAAAAGGAAAACTATACAGGATACCTAAGATGGAGTATCACAGAATAATAAAGAGAACGGGTCAACTAGTTCTTAAAATTTGGGAAGAAAAAAATGACTAGATATACTAAAACTATGACTGAAGCTCTTCAAGAGGTTCGTGAGGGATTGGATGAAAAGTTTCAATCTAGAGGGTATACCACTAAACAAGTAAAAATGGCAATCGGTATTGCAAACGACCCACGTTACAAAGGTGGTAACTATAGTGGTGCAGTAAGAACGATTGAGAAAATTAAAAAGGGATTGGCAGACCACCCACAGGTTGCTGCTGTTCTGAAAAGACTAAACACGGACTATGACCCAGAGGTTAAAGAGATGTGTTCATGTGATTGTGATTGTAAAGAATCAATATGTGAGTCATGTGGCAAACCTAAAGATGTAAAAGAATCATCTAAGGCAAAACGTGATGCAATGAGGGCTATGGGTAAACGTGGTATTGACCCTGCTGACGTTGATGACGTTGCAACTGATGCTGATCAGAAGTCTGCTGGTAAGAATATGGTTACACAGTTGCGTAAAGCTATGGATACACGAGGTAACTTTTCTTTAGAATTCCAAGACGGCAAGAAACAAAAAGTTGATTCTAAGATTGTTGATACTCTACTAAAAGCATACGACATGATTCGTAAACCACGAGACAAAGAAAAGTTTGTCGCTATGATTTCTAAGTCGTATCGTGATATGTTGAACACTACTAAGATGGTCTCAAAACAACTTAGAATGGGTGAAGAAGTTGAACTTGATGAGAAGTATGACTTATATCACAAGACATTCTCTGCTGCAATGCAACATGCATATGACTATGCAAAAAAGAAACTTGGAATTGAAATTGACTCAGATGAAATAGATGATAAAGTTGCAATGGGGCCTCGTAAACCATCATCAGGAAAAACAAACAAATATCGTTTGATGGGTATGGATAAAAAAGGAAAGTCTAAAGGTGTACAAATTCAAGTTGCAAATCTTGACAATAAGAGATATGAACTTAATATGTACAAAGAAGAAGTAGAAATCACAGACGCTTTGGTTGAAGGCATGAAGATGAACGACCCTAAGTTGCTTCGAGTTTTTGATAAACTGAAGAAAGGTTCTACTGTTAAAATCAAACACGACTCTACACTAGAGAAGGGTAAAGATTTTATTGAGTATATTGTCAAGTCTAAGAATATGGTTCGCAGAGGTACAGTAGAAAAGATTACTATGGCAAGAAAAGATAGTCCTACAAGTGCTAAAAGATATTTGTATAAAAGAGATGGAAAGGTTACAATGGCTTTCGGAGATATGGCAGTTTCGCCTGTAGATATCAAAGAAGGTATTGAACCAATTCAGTGGCCATCACAACCACTACCAGAAAACTTTGAACCACACATGATGTACGACCCTAAAACTGGTAAAGGTTATAAGGCGAATACTATGGATGACCATCTTAAAATGAAGAAGATGGGTTATACACACGATAAGCCTGAAGTAAAAGAAGAAGAAGAACCCAAGAAACCAGATTCTGCTAAAGAGGTAGAACAGGGGCGTGATGATAAGAAGAAAACTCGTATCGCACAGTTGCAGTTGCAAATCGCAAAGGCGCAAGAAACTATTAACAAGATGAATGCACAGGAGAAATAATATGCCCAAGTATCTTAAAACAAAAGAAGGTAGTCTAGAACAGGCTGTGCTTGAGGCAGTTTCCCCTGCTCAACAAGCTGCAATCGCTATCTCTAAAAAAGAAAAGGGTGAGAAACCCAAAGACGAAAAGGATGAGAATAACTACATCCATGCTGCAAAGATGGCAAAAGAAAAAGGTGACAAGACCTTTACTATCGGCGGTAAACAGTATGACGTTGAAGAAGTTCTGAAAACAGAAACCAATAAAAATGATAAGTCTGATGACGGTGAAGGTTTGGACGCAGTTCAACCTAAAGCAGTAAAGAAGAAGTTTGCTGACCGTAAAGACAAAGATATCGACAACGATGGTGATGTTGATGACTCTGATAAGTTCTTGCACAAAAGACGCAAGGCAGTTTCTAAGTCTATGAAAGAAGATACAGTTGCTGATTCTGTTCGTGCAATGTGGGAAGCGGCCGCAAAGAAAGCAGATGGTAAGACTGAAGAAGATGATGATGAAGACGAAAAGAAAAAGACTATCAAAGGTGGTGATACCACAATGACAGGTAAACCTATGTCTAAAGTTCAAGTCTCCCCAAAAGAGAAGGACTAATAAATGAAAAGTCTTGTGGAACTTACAAAGATTTCAGAAGAAGAACTTCCACAAATCTATTGTGATATGGATCAGGTTATCTGTAATTTTATCGGTGGTTATGAAAAACTTACAGGTAAGAAGTTCGATAAGACTGACAAAGAAGAACGATGGGATGCAATTACGTCCAAGAAGGATTTCTGGGCGACACTTGATTGGATGCCTGGTTCTGAAAAGATGTGGAAATTTATTAATAGATATAAAGCAAACATCTTGTCTGCATATTCTAACAGGGATGCGAACAGTAGACCTGGCAAGAAGAAGTGGTTAGCAAAAAATGCAAGACCTACTGGTAGGATTCATTTGGTGCAACGTGCAGATAAACAGAAATATGCCACGACAAGCGGTAAACCCAACATTTTGATTGATGATTATCTCAAAAATATCAAAGAATGGGAGGCTGCCGGTGGTATTGGGATTCATCATACATCCCCCAACAACACTATTTCTCAGCTGAAGAGAAATGGATTTAGATAAATAGATAAGTAAACAATAAACTAGGAGAAATATCATGGCCCTATGGGGAAATACAGATGCAGATGAAGCCAAACCAAAGTGGCTCACTGCTGACCAAAAAACTAACGTGTTTGCAACCAATGCTGGTTGGACACAATTAAACGGCAAAGGACTTGAAGAAGTCATTTGTGCAATCGGTGGATTGTCAGGTGCATTAAATGCTTCTGATATTACTGCTGTGCGTTTCGTACAATCATCTCTTGCTGCTGGTTCAAGAACAATTTCTGTTGATGTCACATTCAACGAAAAGGTTGTTGTAACTGGTACTCCAAGGTTGGTTGTGGATAATGCCAACAACTCAAGTGCTGGTAACGGAGATTACACACTAGACTACGCAAGTGGTACAGGAACTAACAAGTTGAGATTCACTAAAGCATCTCAAACTGTTTCTGCAACAGACGTGCTGAAAATTGGTGGTGGTTCACCATCTGCTTCAGCAGTAACACTTAACGGTGGTACTATTGTTGGTGCAGAAGGTGACAAACTTGCATCAATCGCTATTGCTACTGCAACTGCTGGTTCTACAACATTCCCAACTGCTTCAGTTGATACGAATGTTGCATCAACTACAGTTGGTACAGTAAATACACTTGTTGCTAAAGTACACTCTGCGACAGTTGCTGCTGGTGGTGCTAACTATGCAGTAGGTAACGAAATTACTATTGCAAACGGTTTCGGTACAGGAACTAATGCAGTACTAGTAGTTGCAACAGTTAACTCTGGTGCAGTATTAACTGCAACAGTAAAACCTGCTGCTCCAGGCGTATACTCTGCAATCGCTGGTGGTGTTACAGGAATTGCACAACAATCAGTAAATACTGGTAGTGGTTCTGGTGCAACATTTGACTTGACACTTGCAGTCGCTTCACTTGCAGTGAACGCCGCTGGTGCTGGTTATTCAACTGCTCCAGACATTCTACTTGCTGGTACAGGACTTGCTCAACAGGCAACTGCAACACTTGCTGGTTCTGCTGCTGCACTTGCAACAACTGGTGCAACTCAACAGTCGTTAACTGTAGTCGCATAAGTAGTATAAATAAAAGTATAATATAGAGGTTATTATGAAAAAAAATGAAAAGACACTTAGTGTTAGCGAAATTGAAGAAACTAAAAATGTTCTGAAGGGCGATCTAGACAAAGTTCAAGAACGCCTGAATGAACTAGAAAGAATGAAGGTGCAGTTAACTTCACAGGGTAATGCTTTACAAGGCGCAATCCAACAATGTGATGTATTTCTAAACCAATTAAGTGAGTCGAGTCCCGACAGTAGCATTCCCTCGCAAGACAATAGTGCAGTAAATACTGTACTGAGTTGAGGGTTTTAACAATTAAGGAGAAAAGAAATGGCAGATAAAAAAATTACTGCACTAGCAGATCTAGGTTCAGGCATTGCCGCCGAGGATCTATTACACGTTATTGATGACCCAAGTGGCAACCCTGTTAACAAGAAGTTGACAGTTGCTAACTTCTTTAATAACATTCCAACATATATTGCATTGGATGATACCGTTCACCTATGTGATACAACGAGTGAAGCGATTGACGTTACTAAGTCTATTACGCACATCAACACAACTGCCGGCGCTCACGCTGGTGCGATGGCGAATGGTACAAATGGTCAAATCAAAATTCTAACTATGATTGTAAAAGGCGGTTCTAACAACTCAGTTGTAACTCCTGCCAATCTTACTGGTTACAGTACTATCACATTTAATTCTGTTGGTGATACTGTTACTTGTTTATTTACAAACAGTAGCTGGGTAGTCGTTGCAAACAACGGTGCAGTATTAGCATAAGGAGATAATCATGGCTGAACGTATTGGAGCAAATGGTTTACCGATGAATAAGAAGATTGTTACTTGGGAAGAATTGCAAGCGCAAAATTCTGAAACAGAAACACTTCAAGAAATTCTAGAAGTAAACCCAAATCATTCTGACGTTGAACCAGAAGTTGAAGAGATTGAAGAAGATCTTGAAGACGAACTGGAAGACGAAGACGAAGAGGATGATGAGTAATGAAAAACTTTAGTAAATTCATAACAGAGAAGGCAACAGACGCTGGTTATCCAGTGGATACTGATTCCTTTTCAAATGATATTGCTAACCCCAAAAATGTTGAGAGAATCAACTCATTCTTAGGTGCAATGGGACAGATGGAATATCTTGTCCCAGAGCATGCTTTGAGTACTATCAGAGAAAGACTAGGTAGACTAGGACTTTCTTTTGGTGATGTTGAACTCGCAGAAGGGGGTAGTAAAGTATCCATGCCACTTGCACAGTTTGGTGGCAGATTCGGTAAAGATGAAACAGGCGAAGACATTAACGATGATGGTATCTCTCACAAAGTTGAGGGTGGTCTTTCAATTGAGATTGAACATACCGCATCTGGAGGAACGCACTTTCTAAAAACCAGAATCGTATAAACGGTTAAAGACATATAATGTTTGAAAAAATAACTAATGAGAATGTTAGGATGTTTGCAATAAAACATTACAACAATCCTCAATGTGAAGGTGAACCCGAATTCGATGATGACATGAAACGCTTTAAGTATCTTAAGCGTTTGTTCAGAAAATACCATGAGAGTGGTGAACTGAAAGAACGCTTGATACTAAATCATTTAATTGTTATCACTAATGTATTTGGGGTAGATGCTGGTTCTACTTTGTTGATATTTAAGATTGAGCCTGTTTACTGGACAACTCTAAAAACTTTTATGAAATTTTTAGGTATGTTGCCAGAATCAGAACTACAAGATATTCACGAAGATTTGAGAATTAAGGAAGTTCTAGGGAAACTATAATGGGAAGAGCAATTGATTTATTTGTTACCTACCGTTTCATTAGACTGTTAACAACGCCATTCGTAAAGACTGATGCATATAAACTTGGCATCATTGATGAGAATGGTAATCGTATAGCAGGCAAGAAACTGTACAAACAAACAGAGCAGAGTGCATACACTGTATTGCATAAGCTTGTCTTTAATATCAAGAAAATATTTGGTAAGGTGCCAGGATTACGTTCTAAGGTAGGAACGTATGCTGCTGCGCTATTCTTATTGAAAGATACCTTTAAGGAACATGTTGAAGACCCTCAAGTGTTTGAAAAAGAATTTTTGAAATACTTACAAGAAAATAATATTGAACTTGACAATACTATTGTGGAAGAAGTAACTTTGGATAACGGTAAGTTATCTAAAGGAATTTATGTTCTTACACAGGACGTTATCGTAACAGGAGAAGATGAAGAAGACTTTGATGCCCTTCAAGGTGACGAAGTTGAAGCATTCGAAGATACACCACCCGCTGATACTATCCTTGGCGTAGATGTGTTTCCTGTAATTCATAACAAAACAAAACAGAAGATATTTGTATCTTCTGAGGATATAAAGGAATTAGACATAGGAGATTTATAGTATGTCACTTAACTTTGATGAATTAATGAAAAAGTTTTATGACGATCCAATGTTGGGGTTGACACAGGAAGACGCCCCAGCAAATTCAACAGGTGCTGCTGTTGCTGGTACAGGAGATGATCCAGTACATTGGAAGAAAAAGAAAACAAAAACAAAATCCCCATACGATGGTAGAACAAAGGAAGCAAGAAAGTTCTACAAACGTATGACTGAACTGAAGGCAAAAAGAGAAATGAAAAAACAATCCAAACTTGCCGCAAAGGTTCAAGAAAACACAATCAATAGAGAACATGAATATCTTCTTGCAGAAGACAACATTGACGTTCTAAAGAACATTGTAAAAACCAAACAACACAAATCTGTGAAATTCAAAGATGGTTCTATGAAGGTAGATATGTTTACTGCCTCTGCCGTTACACAGGTATTTGATTTAGTAAACAAATCTAATAAAGATAAGATGAAGAAACTTATTAATGGTAAAAAGGCAGACTTTCAGAAGATTGCCAACTTTGCATTGTCTAAAGTAAAATAGAACAATGAAAACCTTCAGACAACATCTGTTATCAGAACAAGAGATTACTAAGCAAGACTTAGATGGTGTTGAGAAGTATGCCGATAGACTATATAAAGCAGTCGGTATTGATGTTGAGTTTACCAGACACTTTTTAGATAGAGTGAATGATACACGAAATAAGAAACAGATTACTGTTGCAGAACTTATTAGATTATTCAAACAGTCTTATAAGAAGTACGGTAAGAAGATTGCCAAACTTGGGCCTGATGCCGAGGCGGTAATCAACGATATGCAAACAGATGTTAATATGCCGTTTGTATTAAAGTGGGATGGTAAAGAACTGGACTTAGTTGCGAAGACTGTTATGAGAAAGAAAGACTTCAAGACTCCAGATACAAAACTATCTTTTTAAGGAGAAGAGTATGGCTACTAAAAAAGCTACTAAGAAAGCAGTTGTAAAAACTGGAATTAGAGGTTGGATTACCAATCGACTAAAAGAAAGAACATCACTTGATGGTGGAGTATGTATTGCACTAGGACTGATGATTCTATTCATGGCGCCCCTTGCAAAGATTGCTGCTGGTATTGCAATTGCATATGGTGCTTGGACGATTTGGAAGTCTGAGTAAATGAAAATCTTGCGTATCATTTTTTGGCCTCTTATTATGCTCAAGAATATCCTTGATGGGAATTGGTGGGCAGAAAAGATTGGTGATAAAAGTGGTGCGTATGAAAAAGCACATAACAGCAAACTTGCACAATGGTCAAGATCGCTCACTGGATGGAAATGGTGGGCGTGGCAATTGGGTGCTGGTGGTATTGGACTTATAGTTATTGAACTACTACTAAACCAAATTGGTATGACAATGTTGCCATGGAGATAATATGTTTAGATTATATGCAATACTAATTGTAGTTGGATTGTTGGGTGGTGCCGCATATGGTGCTAAGTATTACTATGACACCACCCAAAACACAATCGCACAGTTGCGTGATAATAACGCAAAACTGTCAGTCGCAAATGATACTAACCAAGCGACTATAAACAAATTAAAGGGAGATTCAGAAAGACTTAACGCACTGACTAACCAACTTGTTCTTGACTTACAGAAGTCAGAAAAGTATGGGGATGAACTAAGGGCTACTCTGAATAAACATGATTTAACCCATCTGGCAAACAAAAAGCCAGGATTGATTGAAAAGAGGATGCAAAATGCGACAGATAAGCTTTGGGATGACCTTGAGTCTGTTACTGGCGACAGTGGTACTGAGTAGTTGTTCAACACTTAGACCAGAACCACAAGTTGTTACCGTAACAGAAGTTGTAGAGAGAAACATACCAACTGTACCGTCACCAAAAGCAGTACAGATGAATGATATTAAAATTTATGTAGTTTCACCAGAGGAGAACTATGAGAAGTTTGTGCAAGAGTTTTCTGCTAAGAACGGCGCTGACTCATACATTGCAATATCAGTAAAGGACTATGAGAACTTATCTAAGAATTTTGCAGAACTAAGAAGATACATCGAACAACAGAAACAGATTATCCTCTACTACGAAAGTGCTATTAAAAATAAGGAAGAGACTGATGATAAATCAGATGAGTAAGTTAGCAGCTTATGCTTACTTAGACGGTAAGGAAGCAAAAGTTATTTTTAGAAGTATGGGATTTACCCATAAGTTTTTTGAGGTGGATGGCGCTCAATGTCATGCCGCATGGAACAAAGAGATGTATGTCCTATGTTTTAGAGGAACAGAACCAGATGAACTATCTGATGTTCTTGCAGACTTGAATGCATGGCCTCGTGGTGCAATGACACATGGTTTAGTTCATTCTGGTTTCGTGGGCGAGTGTAATAAGTTATGGGAACAAGTTGTTGCTCATAGAAGTAAACATCTTAAAAAGAAATTTTATATCACTGGACATTCATTAGGTGCTGCTATGGCAACTATTGCATGTTCAAGATTCGAAGAAACCCAAGTTGTTGAAGAACTGTTTACATTTGGTTCGCCTCGTGTTGGTACTCGTAAGTTTGTAAAGAATATTCAGACACCACATACAAGAGTTGTAAACAATAATGATCTCGTAACAAGAGTTCCATTGTGGGTTATGGGATACAAGCATCATGGAGACTTGACGTATATCAACTTCTATGGTAATATAAGAACACTTACATTCTGGCAAGCAGTGAAGGATAAGTGGAGAGGTTGGAGAAGTGGTTTACTTGATGGTGTAAAAGACCACGGTATGGGTCAATACTGTAAGTTGACAGAGGGATTATGATGGGATTGTTTGATGACACTCTATGGATATACACAAGTATCATTGGTGCGTTGCTCGGTGCAGCATTCCTTGCGTACTTTAAGGACACTAAATTAGGTATCTGGAGTTATGGTAAATTAGACCAATTCTTAGATTACTTAATACATAAATATAACTGGAATTGGTTAAGACAACCAGAAGATGCGTGGAGAAAGAAGTATCCACATGTTACAAAGAAGATAGATGAACTAGAAACCCGAATAAAGAAAATAGAAGATGGCAACGGTTAAAACATTAGATACAGAGGTAGAACTTCTAAAGAGAGAAGTTTCCGAAATGAAACAGATCCATCTTAGATTGGATTCTGCAATTGAGAAAATTGCTGACGTATCTTCTGCCTTACACACTATTATGGCGGTGCATGAAGAAAAACTAATACGTCAGGAAGAAGCTTTGGACGAACAAGAAAAAGAATTCAAGAATACCGTACAAGAACTACATAGTAGAATTACGTCTAATGCAAAGGAAACATCTACTCAGATGGGTGAGATGGAAAGGCGTCTGGTTGATGCTATGCGTGAACATGGACGTAACGAGGCAGAACAGTTCATCAAACTAAGAGAAGAACTATCCACAAGGGTAGGTGTTCTTGAAAAGTGGCGTTATGTCATAATCGGTGGTTCGATTGTGGTAGGGTTCGCTCTTACAGAAATACTTCCAGCAATCATGTAAATCTATTGACTTTGCTATATAATTCTGGTATATTGTTACTATGAATTATATTGATACAAAGTATGTCTCTCTCATAGGCCCAAGACTCAGAAACTTCACAAAGAAGAAAGACTATTTGTGGAACTTCTCTTGTCCCTATTGTGGTGATTCATCCAAGAAAAAGAACAAGGCACGAGGTTTCGTTTACAGGACAAAGAATGATTTGTTCTATAAATGTCACAACTGTGCTATGGGTACAACCGTTGCAAAACTTATAGAGTTTGTAGATGCAAACCTATACAAAGAATATGTAATGGAACGGTACAAAGAAGGTACTAATGGTACACCCTATAAGGGTGCATACAAAACTCCCAAACCACAGTTCGATTTCAAAGCGCCCAAATTCAAGAGTCGTTTGGGTGATCTAAAAACTTTTGCAGAACTTGAAAAAAATCATCCTGCTGTGTCGTTTTTATCCAAAAGATCGTTGCCTAGAGATGCTTGGAATGATATATATTTTAGTCCTAAGTTTTATGAGTTCACCAATACTCAAGTCCAAAATAAGTTCCCTTCATTGGACGGAGACCATCCTCGTATGGTTATTCCCTTTCGAAAGGAGAACGGACAAATATTCGCATATCAAGGGCGATCATTTGGTGAAGAGAAACAGAAGTACATTACAATAATTCTGGATACAGAGTATCCTAAAATCTTTGGAATGAATAAACTTGACCCTACTCGTACCGTATATGTTACAGAAGGGCCACTAGATAGTTTATTCATAGACAATGCTATTGCCGTTGCCCAAAGTGATTTGCGTGTACCTCAGTTCAAAAATAAAGCTGTTCTTGTACCAGACAACGAGCCTAGAAATCAAGAGATTACTAGACAGATTGAAAGGTGTATTGAAGATGGTTACACAGTGTGTTTATGGCCTTCTTCAATAAAAGAAAAAGATATTAATGACATGATATTGTCGGGAAGGACGCCGGCAGAGATTCTTGGCATTATACATAGTAACTCCCATTCGGGATTAAAAGCACAAACCGTTTTCAATTCGTGGAAACGTACATATTAGAAAAAATGGAGAAAGAAAATATGAAAAGTCTGGCAGAAGTCATCGTACCCTTCACCAAGACTGGCGAAGACATTGGTCTCGACCACCTTGGTATCAGAATTAACAGAAATAAAGACAAAGAATTATCGGAACAAGCATACAAACTTCTAAAAGACTATTATTGTAATGACAACGAATCTTCCCCACAGGAAGCGTTTGCTCGTGCTGCTGTCGCATATTGTGATGGTGATTTGAAATTAGCACAACGCATTTATGATGGAGTATCTAATGGTTGGTTCATGTTTGCATCACCAGTGTTGTCAAACGCACCAGCGCCAGGGCAGAAAGCAAGAGCTCTTCCCATCTCATGTTTCCTAACATATGTACCAGATTCATTAGAAGGACTAATCGACCACTCTGCTGAGTTACGTTGGTTGTCAGTTAAGGGTGGTGGTGTTGGTGGACACTGGAGTGACATTCGTGCCATCTCAGATAAGGCGCCTGGGCCAATGCCATTTTTGCATACGGTAGACGCAGATATGACTGCATACCGTCAGGGTAAGACAAGGAAAGGTTCATACGCAGCGTATATGGATGTCTCACACCCAGACCTTATTGAGTTCCTAAATATGCGTGTACCAACAGGTGACGTAAACAGAAAGAACCTTAACCTACACCATGCAATCAACATCACTGATGATTTCATGCGGGCGGTAGAACGTGATGAAATTTGGGACTTGAAAGACCCCAATGACAAAACAGTTCGTGAAAGTATGCCTGCAAGGACGTTATGGCAACAAATTCTAGAAGTAAGATATCGTACAGGTGAACCATATCTAAACTTTATTGATACTGCTAATCGTGCATTACCACACACAATGAAGGCGAAAGGACTAAAGATTCACGGTTCTAATTTATGTAATGAGATTCACCTACCGACCTCTGAAGATAGAACTGCGGTGTGTTGCTTATCTTCTCTAAACTTGGAGAAATATAATGAATGGAAAGATACAAGTCTTGTTCGTGATCTTATTCGCTTTCTTGACAATGTTCTACAGTTTTTCATTGATAACGCAGGCGATGAAATTCAGCGTGCTCGCTACTCAGCAACACAAGAACGTAGTCTTGGATTAGGTGCAATGGGATGGCACTCTCTTCTACACCAGAAGAGAATTGCGTTTGATTCACCAGAAGCACGAGAATTGAATCGTGAAGTGTTCAAATACATCAAAGATGAGTCTGTTAGAGAAACTATAAATATTGGTGCAGAAAAGGGTGAGGCACCCGATATGAGGGGTACTGGTAGACGTAATGCACATCTACTGGCAATTGCACCTAATGCCAACAGTAGTATTATTGTTTCTACTTCACCATCAATCGAACCAGCAAAAGCGAATGCATATACACATCGTACTCGTGCTGGTTCACATTTGGTGCAGAATATATATTTGGAAGAAGAACTAGAAAAGGTTGGAAAGAATCACCCAGATGTTTGGTCTGATATCATAACCAATGGTGGTTCTGTACAACATTTAGATTTCTTATCAGAGGAAATCAAAGATGTTTTCAAAACAGCAATAGAACTTGACCAGTTGGTATTGGTAGAACAAGCCGCAGATAGACAAGAGTATCTCTGTCAAGGACAATCACTAAATCTATTCTTCCCTGCTGGTGCAGATAAGAAAGACTTACACAGGGCACACTTTGCTGCGTGGAAGTTAGGGACAAAAGGTCTGTACTATCTTAGAACAGAGACTTCCCAAAGAGCAGAAAATGTATCACTAAAAGTTTCTCGTGATGCATTGAAAGATTACGAAACACAAACAATGGAAGCACAGTCACAAGATGAGTGTGTAGCGTGCGAGGGTTAAAGAAATGAAAGTAGAAATTTATAGTAAATCAAATTGTCCATTCTGTGAGAAAGCAAAGAACTGGTTCAAATCACATGGATATGAATACACAGAACATCGTATGGATAATCAAGAGGAACGTCTTGCGTTTTATCAAAAGGTGCCTGGAGCTCGATCTGTACCACAAATCTTTATTGACGATAAGTTAATTGGATCTTGGAATCAATTCGAAGCTGTATCAGAAATGTTCGTAAAGAAAAAAGGTGGTGGACTAATGGTGTTTTCAGAAACATACAAACCATTCCATTATCCTTGGGCAGTTGAAATCACAACAAGACATGAGAAGGTACACTGGATTGAAGACGAACTTGATTTGTCTGAAGATGTTGCAGATTGGAAGTCTGGAAAGGTAAGTGCAATTGAGAAAGAATACATCACAAACATTCTACGACTGTTTACACAGTCAGATGTTGCAGTTGGGCAAAACTATTACGACCAACTTATCCCTAAATTTAAGAACAATGAAGTACGCAATATGCTTGGTTCGTTTGCGAATAGAGAGGCTATACACCAACGTGCATATGCACTTCTTAATGAGACACTTGGGTTATCTGATGCCGAGTATCATGCCTTCCTAGAATATACAGAGATGGCAGACAAGATTGAGTTTATGATGGATAGTGATCCAAACACTGTTCGTGGACTTGGACTTGCAATGGCAAAATCTGTAATGAATGAAGGTGTGGCACTATTTGCATCATTCGTAATGTTGTTGAACTTTCAACGCTACGGTAAGATGAAGGGTATGGGTAAGGTTGTTGAGTGGAGTATTCGTGACGAATCAATCCACGTTGAGGGTATTGCAAAACTCTTCAAGGCATATTGTGCAGAACATCCTCGTATTATAGATGATGAATTTAAGGGACATATATATGAGATGGCAAGACAAGCAGTGAAGTTAGAAGATAACTTTGTTGACCTTGCATATAAACTTGGTGACATTGAAGGTCTAGAGCAGTCAGAAGTTAAACAATATATTAGATATATAACTGATAGAAGACTCATACAATTAGGACTAAAAGGTAATTATAAAGTAAAAGAAAATCCCCTACAGTGGTTGGAGTGGATACTGAACGGTGCAGATCATACCAACTTCTCTGAGAACAGAGTAACAGAATATGAGGTTGCTGGTTTGACAGGCAAGTGGGATGACGTTTATGATGCCGCATAATAAAAGGTAAGTCAATTAATGAGCAGAAAAGAAATCTTATGTGACAGTTGTGAAGCAGTTTTTAGAATATCTCATAATATGGATGAGTGGAGCTATGAGGTAAAGTACTGCCCATTTTGTTCTGAGAACATCAAAGAAGAACATGAAGACGTTCTGTTTGATGAGGATGAAGACGAAGATTACTAATGTCACAGTGGACTTATAATGGTGAACCTGTTCATGACCTGCCAGAGACTTGTGAGGGTTTTGTATATCTAATAACCAACTTAACTAATGACAAAAAATATGTCGGTAAGAAGTTAGCAAGGTTTAAGGTTACAAAACCCCCACTAAAAGGAAAAAAGAACAAACGAAGATCAACCAAAGAAAGTGATTGGAGAACCTATTGGGGTTCTTCTGATTGGTTGATTGAAGATGTAAAGGAACTGGGCGAAGACCAGTTCACAAGAGAGATACTCTACTATTGTCAAAGTAGAGGAATGCTTAGTTACTTAGAAGCTAAAGAACAATTCGACAGAGAAGTTTTGCTCACTGATGAATACTATAATGGTATAATCAATGTTAGAGTTGGTAGTTCTAAGGTTTTGTTACAAGAGTATGCAGAAAAGTTCTAGCGAATATGCAGAAATAACATTACTTTTTGTAACATACGACAACATCATTTACCTAAATAAAAGTGAACCACCCCCAAAGGAGATTCGAAAATATGCCCAAATTTATGGACAGAATGAGCAAGCTTGTCTTGCTTGTATTTTAACTTAGGGGATGCATTGCATCCCTTTTATCGTTTTAAGAGAAAGAAATAAAATGACAAAATGGATTGCAAAATTGTTCAATAATAAAAATCGTCATTCAGATATTGTAAGATTTATTCGTACAGAATATGCTGATGACGTAAAACACTTACACGACCACGATGTGGTTGAGTTTTATAACCACATAATGACCAAAAGGAGAACCTAGAAATGTCAGTCGGTTTATTGATAAACCAAAGTTACAAACAAACATGTGCGGTTTGTGATTGGATGAGTAAAGCACTACTCGCAGTACTTATGGGATGTATTGCAATTACGGAATCGGTAGGAAGAGCTAGAGCTGCAGCTGAACTATCTCGTATGGGATACCATGCAGAAGCAAAACGACTGATGTTGGAGAATAGAAAATGAGTAATATGATAATGAAATTGAAAGAGAATGAAAATGTATGTAAATTTTGTAATGTAATTGAGGCCTTGGTACTTGTATCATTTCCACTTGCAGTTCCAATTCTTATTATGTGGGGAGCATCAACATGGTAACACTTACAGCAACTTATTGTGCATTTTGTGATGCAGTCGCAGACTTGTACAAAAACTTCAGAGATAGTATCACCCCAAAGATGGACAAGAAAGCATATAGGGAACTACATGCATTGACTGATAGAGAACTAAACGATATGGGTATATGTCGTGGAGATATCAAGAATATTGCAATGGGTAAAGAAGTGCCCAGAGATGGGTGGAAACACTAAAAAAATAAACTTTTTTTCAAAAAAATTATAAGTCCTTGTTTTGCAAGGACTTTTTTTTGTACTTTTTTTCATTTTTTGCTTGACATTTGTTATAATAACATGTATAGTATATGTATAGTTAATGAGAAAGGTACTTCAAATGACAAATCAAAACGAAATCGACTTCATCGCTGCCCACGAGGGTGGGATTCAAATGTTCTCTGGTGAAGGTGTTGTTGGGTATGCCAACACTGCTGAGATGATTGCCTACGTTGTAAAAACAAAAGGTTTGTCTTCTGGTGCAATGCACAGTTCTTCAATGGACTTTGCTGACGAAGAAGGGTTTGACACCTATGATGGTGCGTGGAAACTTTGGAACGCTGGAATGGAGTTAGTATAATATGATTGCGCCTGTAGCTCAGCTGGATAGAGTATTGGTCTACGAAACCAAAGGTCAAAGGTTCGAATCCTTTCAGGCGCACCAATTTTTTTTGAAAAAAAGTGAAGAAAGTGCTTGACATTTGTT